AAAGATGGTAAAAAAGTTCCAAATGCTCCAGCAGTTGCAGGTGCATTACTTGCTCAATCAGGAGTTGGCGCTCTTAATGAAATTCCATTTAAAAGGGACGACGACAATGATGATGGCTCTGTTAAAAAATCAGTTTTTGCAAATATTTTACAAGACCTAAAGCGAACAAGGAATGCAACAATTGATGCTCAAGGTGGAGCTAAAGAACTTATGCGTATTCTTGGTGGGGCAAAAGACCTAAAAGCATTTAATGGTATTGATCAACAACTATCCAAACTTGGCGCTAACTCTGATTTTATTGATTTTGTTGGTGGATTAGAAAATGCTGTTGAACAAAAAATTATTAAGATTAATAAAAAGGGAGTTGTTTCCTACGGAGAATTTGGAAAAGCTGCAAAAAAGGCTTATGACGAAAAACAATTAGGATTATTTAGTGCTCAAAGTGCACAAGTAATTAATGAATCAATTAAGCAAAGAGATGCTTTCATTAAATTAAAGGCTGCTGGAGTTGAAACTGCAGACGCTCAAGAAATGCTTGCTGATTCAATCTTTGCAACTTCTCTTGCTGCACAAAAAAATCCTGTAGAAATCAGAAGAATGATTGCTGAATATAAAAATATGAAACTTGAGGTTCAAAAAACATTAGAAGAAACTGATCCAGAAAAAGCCTTTGATGTTGAAATGGACAAGGCTATGAAATATTATGACTTCCTTGAAAAAGAAGCTCGTGCTGCTGCTAAACCAGAAATTGATAGAATTGAAAAACTTATAGAAGTTAATGATAAATTAATTGAAGGTATGCAACGCACAATTGAAGAAAACTATGATAGGCCAATTGAAAAATTTAATCAAGATTTAGCAATAATGGATAAGGCTGCTCAGGGTATTAACGATAAATATGATGCACAAGAAAAAGCACTCGAAAAAATATCTAAAGTTAATGAAGAAATTTCACAACAAGAACAAGGAAGACTAACTCTTGCAGATGCTTTATCACAAGGAGATATAGCAGCTGCTGCTCGTGCTGCACAAGAAATGAGAGCAGAAGCAGCACAAAACGCAATGGAAAAAAGCTCTGAAGCACTTCAAGCAGCAAGAGAAGCAGAACTTGCAGGTCTAACAGTTGGTGGACTTACAAGAACACAAATTGAAGAAAAAATATATAGCCTTGAACAAGCTAGATTGCCAATTCTTGCTAGCATTAGAGACTTACAAGATAAAAATTATAATCTTAGTAAAAAAGAATTAGAACCAATTACAGAAGCTTTAAGAATAAGAATTGAAAACATTGATACAGCAAGGACAGCATGGGAAAACCAAAAACTTGCAATTCAAAAAGCAGGGTTTGAAGCAGATAAAACTAGTGAAAGATTTAAGATTGCAGAAAGTATAGTTAATACAATTAAAAAACTCTGGGAAGATATTAAAGATAAGAATATAACCTTAACTATTAACACAGTTAATACAACTTCTGGTGGAGGCGGAGGCGGTGGCCAAGGTAGCAAGCGAGCAGAAGAAATAAAGAAAGCAACAGAGGAAGGTATTGCGCTCATGACAGAAGCAGAAATGGTTAGAGCTATGAATACAGGATACCTATCTTTAGGTGGACTAGTTCCTAAATATTTTGCTAAGGGCGGACTCTCAAGGGGAACCGATACAGTTCCAGCCATGTTAACTCCAGGAGAATTTGTAATGAGAAAATCTGCTGTAGATAAATTTGGACCAATGCTTTCAGCAATGAATAGCCCAAGCTTTAAAATGTCAAATTTAGGATCTTATGACAAAGTGTCTTCTGGAATGAATAGTGTAGTAGATAACTCTAGTGCCATGTATAATTATAATATTGGAATTACAGTTCCACAATCAAATGCAAATCCTAACGATATTGCAAATGCAGTTATTGGTCAGATTAAATATATTGATGCACAAAGAATTAGAGGACAGAGATAATGGCTACCGCAGCATACTTAACAGGCAGACGTAGATATCAGCGCCCACAAGCCCTTTTATGGTCTGAGAACCCTGGGACCTTAGCAGATGGAGTTTATTTACCAACAGGCTATGAAATAGGCTCAGAGGTGCCACCAGAGACCGATGAAGCCCTTATAAACCAGTTCCTAGTGCTGTCTGATCATAATCGTGGGGAACTTCAATTTAACCCAACTAGAATAGAGCAGCGTCAAAGAACAATTAATGGCAGGATGAGGTCTTATCATATTGCAGATAAATTAACTATGAATCTATCTTGGAACAACCTACCATCAAGATCATATTATCAAGACCCATCATTTAATGCTTCTGGAGTATCTCCATATAAAGGTGGTAATGGAGAATTTACTTCCGATGGTGGAGCTGGTGGAGTAGAAATATTAGACTGGTATGAAAACCATCCTGGACCATTTTGGATGTATTTAGCTTATGATAAATATTCTAACTTTGGAAAAGACGATGCAGCATATGGACATTTAGCACAATATAATCAAATTATACAAGTTTACTTTGCAGATTTTAGTTATACCGTTACAAAACGTGGTGGGTCTAATCATGATCTTTGGAATATTTCGGTAACTCTGGAAGAGGTCTAGGGTGTTTGTTAGTGAGGCATTAAAGACACATCTAGAAACATCTTCAACCGTAAGGCTAGAATCATTAGTCTTGGCTGAGTGGAATATGAATATGCCAGATAATATTCAAAAACTTGGAAACTATCGATATCGTCCAACTACCCCTGGATCTCAATACCACACATTACCAGATGCGTTTGATTCTTTAGACTCAGGTAACTACTATACTAATGCCACAGATGCAGATATTATAATTGATGGTGGATTTGATAATTTAAATATCCCACAAAAGTTTACTTTAAATAAAGATAAAATGAAAATGATTTATTCACTAGAAGATTGTTTAAAGCCATTTAGACCAAGATCAGGAATTAACAAGCCATTATATTTTAATAATAGATTTCTTGCAAACTCTGGTGCTTCAATGGCACAAAGACCAAGATACTATATGCCTTCAAGATATGATGAGTTTAAGTATTGGACATCATACAGAACTGAAAACAATATTGAACGTGGTATTGCAAAAAATATATCTAATGGATTAAACTATATTGATGATGCTGTTCCATTTGTAGTATATAAGGAAGCGGTTCCAACAAACAGAATTGTTGTAAAAATGCAAACAAATGTGGGAGATGTTGATTTGGGTCCATTTAGAAATTCATCTTCTACTACTATAGATCCGCTTTTTGGAGAAGCCAACAAAACGGTTCCGAAAAGATGGAAAATTCAATATCTTAAAAATAACAACTGGATAGATGCTTATGTTTTTAATGAAAATGATCTTCGTGAATCTGGAGAACCTATAGTTGATAATGACGGGTATTTGGAATTAGAGTATGGATTAATAATCCCAGAAGAATATAAAAACAGTTTTGTCTTTGCAGACAGACTATCTTCAGATTCCCTTTTACCAGAATCAAGCCTAGAGGGATACGCATATCTTGTAATAAACAATAGTGGAAATCGTGGATTATTCTATATATGGAATAATGGAGAATATTCTTCATTTATACCACAATATGGATGGCAGCTAGGATCGGAAGAAGTTGTAAATAATACAAACTTTGTTACTGACCTTACATCTCCAGATTCTTTTAATAACGACATAGATGGTGGAACAACTTACCGTGAATTCTCATATATCTCTGGAATTAGAATTGTAGTAAGCACTATGAATAAGTTTGACTCAACATTTGATTTAATTGAAATGTCACCAAGATTAGCAGTAGATATTTCAGATAAAGTAATAGATTTTAAAATTACAAAGGCGCTTTCTGATATAGGTATAACATCTTTACCAGTTGGACAGCTATTAGCTTCTAATGGACAAATATCTTTGTTTGATGATGACCAAGCTTTTAATGAACAAAACATTAATAGTATTATTTCTAAATATGTAAGAAAAAATATTAAATTTAATTTTTATGAAACAGTTTTAAATGTAGATGGATTTGACTACTATATTCCAATAAAAACTTTATACTCAGAAGGATTTCCACAAGCAGATGTAACTGCTGGAACTCTATCAATTGATTTAAGAGATTTTTTCTTTTTCTTAGAATCTATGCCAGCACCAAGATTACTTACAACACAAAGCTCTTTAAGTTACGCAATTACTACATTACTAGATTACATAGGTTTCAGTAATTATACCTTTAAACGCATTAGTGGAGAATCAGATCCTATTATTCCATACTTTTTTGTTGCTCCAGATCAAAATGTTGCAGAGGTGTTAAGTCAGCTAGCAATAGCTACTCAAACAGCAATGTTTTTTGATGAGTATAATAATTTTGTTGTAATGAGCAAAGATTATCTTATGCCCACAGAAGAACAAAGAATTACAGACTTTGTAATTTCCGGAAACAATAACCAGACAGACACTGGTGTAATAGAAAATTCAACATCTGGAAATCTTCCAAACATTATTTCTATTGCATCTAAAGATAAAAAAATATATAATGATGGAAAAATTAACTATACAACTAGATATATTCAAAGATCTTACGGGTCAATCCGTCAATCAAATTTAGTAGACCAAGAAAAAACATGGATTTATAAACCAGCGCTATTGTGGGAAGTATCTGGAACAGAAAACACAAAAACAATAAATGAGCTTGCCTCAAAGCAGGGTAGCTATGTGTTAGGAGCAATGCCTTTAAACTCTAACCTAACTGACGTAGCTCCTACCGTAGTAAATCATAATGTTATTAATAACATAATTGACCTTGGAGAAAACATTTACTGGCTAACAAGATATCAGGGATACTTATACTCTAATGGAGAAATTATTAGATATGATGCAGCAGAGTTTAATATTACTGGCACTGGAAATGTTTGGATTAGCGATAACCAAGAATACCAAAAGTATTTTTCTTCACTACCATTTAACGGCAAAATATATCCAACAGGATTAATAAGAATTTTTTCTACTCCATATTATGAGGTTATAGATGGAGTTACAAGGTTGCAAAATGGTAATGTAGTTGAGCATGGTCGTAGTCAATTTGGAACACCCATCTCTCTGCATACAGCAGGAATCAATTCATATTGGTCTAACAACGAATATGTTAGGGGATGTGATATGGAATCTAGCTATATGTTTACAACCGTCCTAGACGAAAATGTTACATACCCACCAACATCTTCTGGCGCAGCTGGAATAAATAATGCTCTTGCAAGACAAACTACAAGAAATGGAATTATTAAAAATTTTATGTCAACAAATTATTTAACTGAAACAGCGGTTAATAATTTAAAAAGCACAACATCTGGAACGGTTCAGTCTTCGGCTTTAGTGATGAATGGTCCATCTTTTAAAACAACAGAAACTCCATTAAACTTTGTTTCCTATGTTTATAAAGAACTTGACAATGCATACAAACATTTTGGAACTAGAATGCGTATTGTTGGAAAAATTGAAAATAACATTACAAGAACACAAACACCAATTGGAAGCACAACATATTATCAAACTTCTGGAACTCAAACTGACCAAAGCGTAAATATTGGTGGAGGTTCTGGAGGACTAGCTCTTTTGCTTAATCCAGAAACTAACAATGGATATTATTTTGAAATTATTGCTTTAACAGAAGACAACATTAATTCGTATTTAAAAATTGATAATAAGGGAAATGCAGAAAAATCAATAAACAATATTGTTTTTTATAAAATTAAAAAAGAATCATCTAGTAATAAAGCAATTCCAATAAAGTTATGGGGAGGTCTTTCAAAAATCTTAGTAGATGATGGAAGATTTACAGGTCAGTATAGAATGGCTAGCGAAGAAAATACAACTGTGTATGACTTATCGGTAGAATATCAAGATGTTGGAAAGACTAGAAGGTTTTATTTATATATCAATAACCAATTAATTAAAATTGTTGATGATACAGATCCACTGCCGATATACAACAACATGGCTATATTCACTCGTGGATCCTCAAGATGTATGTTTGAAAATATTTTTGCACTATCCCATAATCCAGCAAATTTATCTTTTGCAACTGGAGAAACGCTAGGATCATCTTTATCCGATGTAGAAGTTAGCGACAGTGAATCTTATAGAAAATATGGAATGAGTGGAATGGTAAAAAGCACATATTTTTCTGGGTTAAGTTCTCAGCAACCACCAAAATACAATATGTATTTTGAAGAGTTTGGATCAATTATGAGAGAGTGTGCATACTTTGATATAAGATATGATAGAGCATACCCAGCACTTTATTCTCAAATTTCTCCTACATTTAATAGAATCAAAGGGTATTCAGTTTCTGGTTTTCAAGCAGATTCTTACGGAGCAGAATTTTTAATATTTAACTCCACAGACAAGGCTCTAAGTTTAGATGAAACCACTGGTAACTATTTAAGAATTCAAGGCATAACATTTACTCAAGATACTACTCATGAGCTAACGGTTGATGATTATTTTAAAAAACGTGGAAATTTGTCAGACCCAGAGTTTAAAGGGGACTCGTTAATATATTCTCCTCTTCTTGAAAAATTAAAATATGATGAAATAAGACAAAGCAGAATGATCTATGGTAAAAATGAATTCTCAATAGAAAGCTTATATATTCAAACAGATGATGACGCAAATGCATTAATGGGTTGGATTATAAACAAATTGATGAAACCTAAAAAGTCAATCGGGATTGACATGTTTGCAATACCAACATTGCAACTTGGAGATATTGTAACTCTTGACTATAAAGATTCTTCTGGTTTAAATCTTATATCTTCTGATACAGATAGATTTGTGGTATATAATATAGAGTATACAAGAAATAATGATGGCCCCAACATGTCAGTGTATTTGAGCGAGGTGTAATATGGATTTTGAATATCTTGATGCATTCGCTAGGCCAAATGCTGCCAAAGGTTATGAAAAACCCCCAGCAGTTGTTAAACAAAATACTAACACTGCACCAGTTCAGAATACTGATTTAACTGAAACAGAAAAAAGAATTTTTGGCATTAGCGGTAGTTCTGCAGTAGACAAGGGCGATACTGGTTTAAAAACAACAACAACAGCTAAAGCATTGGTGGTAGCAAAACAAGAAACGGTAGTAGCTGCAACACCAAACACTGCATCACTACCAGTTGTCACTTTAAGCAAGCCCGCTATTAAAACTGCCCCCATAGACACTATTTTGTTTGATGACAACTCAGTCTCAGTTGACAAAATGTTTAATCTAATTCTTGAAGATATTGGTGGTCAGGAACTAATAAATATTGCAAGAAATGATATAATAAATGGACAGCAGGTTTCTTATCAGCCTATTAAAAATCTTTCATCAATACAGCAACAATACAACCAAAATAATATTTTAGGAATTCAAAATACCTCTGACAAGTATTTTTCTAATTTTTCTATAAAGCTTGAAAATAAAATTCCAAACAACGGCAATGGGCCTAGCGGATCTAACGTATATCTAGAAAATTTAACAGGAAACCTAGTTATAGAAACAGTTAATATGGAAAGTGACGAGCAAATTGAGGTAGAAGTTACAGTAAGTGCTACAATATATGAAGCGGAATTTGGAGATATTGAATCATGATAACTAATACTGGCAAAGCTCTAATAGGAAAATATATGCTTGGTCAGGCACCAGCCTATGCATCATACATTGCTGTAGGTTGTGGCCCAACACCATTAGATATAGCCGATACCGCTGAAGATTTTTCTACCAAAGAATCCTTAGATTTTGAAATGTTTAGGGTTCCAATATCTTCTAGAGGTTTTGTAAATGAAAACGGAATTAATAAAATTGTATTAACTGCAGAACTTCCAACAGAAGAAAGATACGAGATATCTGAGGTTGGAATATTTTCTGCAGGTTCTAATCCATCTGCTGGGGCATATGATAGTAAAAATGTTTTTGCATTTACTAATACGGAAAATTGGCAATATCACACTGAAGCATCAGCCGTAGCAATACCAATTATTTCATCACCATTGGATGATCCAGAAGATGATAATGTAATTGCTACAATAAACCCAGTCTTTCAATCAAATGCAGATAACTCAATTTTCTATAAACCATCTCGTGTAAACAGGTATGAAAGATGTAGATTTTTAAATAATATTATATTTATACAAGGCGATGATTCAAACTTAACAGTAAGTGAAGATAGCGGACCAACAGAAGATCATTTTGTCATTGAGTCTGGATCAAACCACATTCATTTAACTGGAGCTAATGTAGATTTTACAAAAAATTCACCAATTGATGAGTTAAGGTTAGCGTTTTCTGTAATTAATAAAAATGGAGATTCTATATCAATACCAGACACAGTTAGAGTATTGGTTGACTTTGCGTCTACGGATGCTGAGGGTGGAGAATTTGCAAAATTTGAAGTAGAGATTAATCATGGGACATCTGGTAATCCAGAGCTAGTTCAAGATTTTTCTTCTAATCGATATTTTGTAGTATCGAAACAATTACAAGAACTGTATACAAGTCCTAACTTTACTTGGGATGCTGTTACTGTTGTAAAAATATATGCATGTGTGATTGATGGCGGATCTCCATCTGCAGACTATTATGTTGCTCTTGATGCCATGCGTTTAGAAAATGTTGCAACTATTAACCCACTGTATGGATTAACTGGGTATTCTATAATAAAAACAGATGAAGCGGAAACTATTATAAAGTCTCCTAACACAAGCAATTATATTGAGTTTAGATTTTCAATTGGGGTAACATAATGGCCAATGAAGTTATTAAAAAAATTAAACTTAGTCAAGACAACCTTCCAACAATAAATAGTATAACTGGAAAATACGATGTTAGATATAGGGTTGTGTCTGAAGATAAAAACAGAACCTCTCACTGGTCCCCCATAATAAATATTAATCCAAACTATATATATGTTGCAGGAAATATATCTATAGTTTCATCTGGAATAACCACAGTTGCCTGGGATACTGTAACTGTTAAAATAGGCACTAATATTATTGGGCAAGCAAAAGATTATGATGTTTGGGTAAAATGGAGTAAAGCTGCAGGTCTTGGAGATTTTAACTATGTTCAAAGAATCTCTGGTAATTCTATTACTCTTGTTCATCCCACAACATTTTATATTAACGGGGTAGATCAAGAACAAAGTCCAAATAGGGTAACAGTTGAAGTTTATTTAAAGGGTGAACCAATAACAAGAGACTCTGCAAGTTTGTTGGTTTATAGTCCTGCAATGCATACGATCTAATGATATAATGGATATATATGGCTAAAGTTCCGCTACCAGAAAGAGGTCAACCCTTAGATGTTACCTACATCTATCAGTTGGCTGATACTATTAATGACCTGTCTACACAGGTTTCATCTGCAACTTATAAAACTACGTCAATAGATACTGTTAGTGCTGGAAAACAAAACATTAAAACATCTGAGGCAAGACTAATTGGTGGATATATAGAAGTAGCCAATAACTCTACCGTGTCTGCTGGAAACGAAAAAACGTTTTCATATGATTTTGGAAGCGATTTTAGATTTCAGCCTATTGCAACAGCAACAGCAGTAAATACTGGAAATACTCCTGCTGGACAAAATGTTAGCGTTATTTTAAAAACAGTTACAACTTCTCGTGTTGAAGGAGTCGTTAGGTTTGGTGCTTCTGGTGATTTATCCTTGGCAGTAAATTTAATAATTCTTGGTATTCCCAATTAATTAAGGGTGGTTTATGATTTTTTGCAAAAAATGCAAAGGTCGTATGTTTGTTGACAGACAATACACTACGATTGATCACATAGAAATGTTTTGTGTTATCTGTGGGGTAAGAGATTTTTTTCACCCACCATCAGAAAGTGAGCGTGGTAGATGGATACTGCAAAAGGAAAAATTGAGAGCCAGAAATACAATAACGACCCTGTAATAAAAGGAAACCAAAAGATTTGGTTTTTAAACGGGGATTTAGTTAGACTACATCACAGCTCTCGTTCTACTGGAATGGTTACTGTTTATAACATTACTAAAGATAGAATTGAAACATGTTTGCGATCTGACTTTAGGCGTAATAGGCAGAGAGCGTATACTGTTTCTGAAACTTCTAAATTAATTAATCGTCATCGAAAATATATGCCAAGCTTAATTAAACGAGGAGTTATACCACCACCAATAGGGGCAAGTATTAATGGTAAGCGTGGATTTAAAATTAGAGCATATTATTCGGAAGATAGTGTAAGAGAAATAAGATCTATTCTTGCGAGCATACATATTGGGCAGCCAAGAAAAGATAAATTAATAACAAATAACAGCACCCCTACAAATCAAGAGTTGACACGAAGGATGGGTGACGGTATACTTACATATACAAAGACAGAAGATGGACGATACATTCCAGTGTGGAGTGAGAATATCTAAATTTTTGTTTCTATGCTACAATTGTAATAACAAATAAAAGGGTGGATAAAATGGAAAATGATAATACAAAGGTATCTGTAACTCTTGGATATACTCTTAATCTTGGAAACTTTCAATCTTTGCGTTTAGATCTTGGAGTTATCGATTCAAGGCGTGATGGCGAAAACGTAGACCAAGCTTTTGAACGTGTATACAAGTTTGTTGAAGACAAGCTAACCGATAAGATTAATGAAGCAAAAGCTGAAATAGCAGAGTAGTGGCTGAACGCAAAGACCGAATGGCTTTGCTTAGTAGGTTTAATAAACTATATCTACAGCGGTATGAGCAAAAGTCTAACATGAACCTTAATGCTGAACAATGGGCAGCAGATGGACTTGTAGAGTCTTATGGGGTATCAGAATGTTACGATCTTCTTGAATACTATTTTTCTATTGCAAAAGACCCAACATGGAATTATTTTGCCTATAATGCAGAAAAGATCTTAAACGGAAAGCTAGAAATAGAGCAAGATAAAGATGAAAGATTAGAGCGCAGGAATATTGCAAGGAAGTGGTTAAGTGAATAATACAGAGGCTAAGTTAATAACTGCAGTATTAAAAGACAAGCAAATCCATGTTCTCTTGCAGGCTAATGTAGATAACCTACTTAGAACACATAGAGACATCTGGAACTTTATTCGCCTATACTCTGAAAATAATCAATCACTTCCTCCAGTAGATTTAGTTAGAGAAAAGTTTAGAGATTTTGAACCAATCGAAGGGGTTGGTGCTACAAAGCATCATCTTGAAGAATTACAAGTTGAATATTTAAATGACAGCCTAAAGGACATAATTAAAAATGCAGCAGGAGAAGTTCAAGGTGGAAATGGTCCAAAAGCACTTGAAACTTTAATTACAAAAACATCTGAACTTAAAAAGAATACTGCATCTATTAGAGATATTGACGCTACCGATTTAGAATCCGCAGTTGCATATTTTGAAAATGTTCAAAAACAAAATGCATTAGGACAGGTTGGAATTAAAACTAATCTACCAGGATTTGATAATTACCTACCTTCTGGAATTATGCCAGGTCAACTTGGAGTGTTTCTAGCCTACCCTGGCATTGGTAAATCTTGGATGGCCCTATATTTTGCAGTTCAAGCATGGAAGCAGGGAAAGTCACCAATGATTATTTCTTTAGAAATGTCTGAAACAGAAGTTCGTAATCGTATTTTTGCAATTATGGGTGAAGGTCTGTGGTCTCATAGAAAGTTAAGTAAAGGCGAAATAGAAATTGATATGCTAAAAAAGTGGCATAAAAATAAAGTAGAGGGCCGTCCAGAATTTCATATCATATCTAACGATAGTGGTGGTGAAGTAACTCCTTCGGTTATTCGTGGAAAGATTGATCAATATAGACCAGACTTTGTTATAGTGGACTATTTACAATTAATGTCACCAAATCAAAAGTCTGAGAATGAAACGGTAAGAATGAAAAACCTTTCAAGAGAACTAAAGCTAATGTCTATTAGTGAAGAAGTTCCTATTATTGCTATTTCATCTGCTACCCCTGATGATGTAAAAGATTTATCAAGCCCCCCGACACTAGGTCAAACCGCTTGGTCTAGACAGATTGCTTATGATGCTGACTGGGTTATGGCTTTAGGTCGTGCTACCAATAGTGATATTATTGAATGTGTATTTAGAAAAAACCGTAATGGTTTTATGGGAGATTTTTTAGTGCAGGCAGACTTTGATAAAGGATATTATCGTTATAAGGATTACGAAGATGGAAAATAATATTAAACCTAGAATTGATAATGAGTTTATTACTATTTATTCAAACAATATAAATACACAGTATTGGATTGACCTTATTGAAACTGTAAGCAAAGATTCTTATCCACTTCAAAGCATTACAAGAAGGCCTCACCTAACAATGGACCTTCCATTTTGTAATGATAGAAAAGATAGCTATGCTGCTATTGAACTTAGGTGTTTATTTCAAAACATAATGAGTGCTTCCTTATTTAAGTTTATGAAAGATAAGAAGATGAAACATATGGAACCACTTAGGTCAACAATAACTGTATCCAAGCTACTTCCATTTACCCCAATGACGGAACACCAAGATATTACAGATCAAAGAGTAGACAGTTTTGTTGCTATGCTATACGTCAATGATGATTTTGATGGTGGTGAACTTTCTTTGCCAAATTATAAGTATAAATATAAACCAAGGGCTGGGGATATTGCATACTACAAAATGAACGAAATGCATGGAGTTTGTGAAACCACAAATGGTTTAAGGTATACAATTGGTTATGGTATTTTAGGACCATATGCGTAAAAACATTTATACAGAAGAGCAAATACGTAGGGTATTGGCAGGTGCTGGCATTGATGTTGAAGCAGAGTTTGGCAATGATTTTATTATCTATTGCCCATATCATAATAATAGTAGAACCCCTGCTGGAGAAGTTGCAAAAGATAGTGGACTGTTCTTTTGTTTTGGTTGTCAAACTACAAAAAGCCTAGAAGAGTTTGTTATGTTTACTACTGGAAGAACATATTTTGAAACTGCAAGGTATATAAAAAGCAAAGAAACAGAACATAATATAGAAAATATTGTAAACAAAACCCTGTATGCCCCACCAGAATTTATACAATATGATGAGCTTTTAATTAAAAGATTAAATAATCAAGCAACAGAATCTCCAAGAGCCATGAGATATTTTGAAGGTCGTAGAATTACAAAAGATTCTGTGATAAAATTTAATTTGGGTTATTCAGAAAAACAAGATTCTGTTACGATACCAATGCAGTCTCCAGACGGAATGACTATTGGATTTGTTGCAAGAACTGTTGAAGGTAAAGAGTTTAAAAATACTCCAGGATTGCCAAAAAGTAAAATTTTATTTAATTTGCATAGAGTAAAAAGCTCTAGCGTTGTATATGTAGTCGAATCATCATTTGATGCTATTCGATTAGATCAAGTAGGTTTCCCAGCAGTTGCAACTCTGGGTGCTAATGTGTCTGCATCTCAAATCAGACTATTAGAAAAGTATTTCAACAACGTTATACTTGTTGCAGATAATGATGAAGCTGGAAAAATAATGAAGGATAAGTTAATAGAAAAACTTGGATCTCTTATTAGTGTAATCACGATAGATAAAAAATACAAAGACATTGGTGATATGGATGATGAAACAATTAGGAGTTTAGAATTCCAATTTGACAAATCTATATCGTCTATGCTAAACTAATATAAACAACACGAAGGAGAAAACATGAGCGTAGTAAAGGGATTAAAAGCAATCAACGCCCTGCTCGACAAGCCAAAATATGATGAAAACTCACCAAAGGTAAAGTGGCTAAAGCTTGCCGATGGACAATCAGTAAAGATTCGTTTCATAGAAGAGTTAGACGAAGATTCTGCAAATTATAATGCAGAGCGTGGTTTATCACTTGTAGTAAAAGAACACACAAATCCAAAAGACTATAAGCGCAAAGCTGTAGACACAATGGAATCAGAAGGCCGTGACTGGGCAGAAGAAATGCATCGTAAAGATCCAAAGGCTGGCTGGAGAGGTCGCCTACGTTTTTATTGCAATGTTCTAGTTGACGATGGAATTGAAAAGCCATATGTCGCTATCTGGTCAATGGGTATCAGTAAGCAATCATCATTTAATACAATTCGTGAGTATGCACTTGAAACTGGTAGCATCTCAAATGTTGTATGGAAGCTAAAGCGTAATGGTCAGGGAACTGAAACCAATTACACACTAATTCCATCAGCACCCGATACAGAACCATTTAACTGGTCTGGAATCGAACCATTCCCATTGGAACTTGCACTAAAGAAGATTCCATATGCGGAACAAGAAGCGTTCTATTTGGGCTTTGATGGCCCAACTACCACTTCAGCAACAAACGCTGATTGGTAATATGAACTATACTGGCTTACACGTCCATACACACTATTCATTATTTGATGGTGTTGCTACTCCAGAAGAATATATAAACCGAGCAGTTGAACTTGGTATGCCAGCATTGGCTATCACAGATCACGGAACCTTATCTGGGCATCGAGAGCTGTATCGAATTGCAAAAGCAAATGGTGTAAAGCCTATCCTAGGTGTAGAAGGATATTTTTGTGTTGATAGATTTGACAAGAGAGCAAAGGCAGAACGCACTGATCCTCTTGACATGGTTTATTTTCACATTATCCTTCTCGCCAAGGACCAAAAAGGTTTAGAAAATCTTAATAAGATTAATGAAATTGCTTGGACTGAAGGATACTTTAATAAGCCACGCTTTGATTTTGAAACATTAGAAAAGTATAGTGAAGGCATTATTGTTTTATCTGGATGTCTTAGCGGAATAATTGCAAAAGCTATTGAGCATAATGAATATGCCCAAGCCAAAAAACATATTGAATGGTTTAAGAGAGTATTTGTAGATGATTTTTATATGGAACTTATGCCACACAATGGAGCAGAAGTAAATAAACAGCTATCTGATTTAGCAGATGAGTTTAAGGTCCAAGTTGTTGTAACTCCAGACTGCCACCATGTTGATAAATCACAAAAAGAAATTCAAGAGTTTAAGTTGCTTATGAATTCACATGCTAAGGTAGAAAAAACTTCTACATATGAAAAATCAAAAAAGCAAGATGGAATGATGAAGCGTCTTGACTATTTATACGGGGCAGATAGACAGATGTCATTCAATAAGTTTGACATTCATTTATTATCATATGATGAAATGAAATTTGCCATGGAATCCCAGGGTATAACTAGAGAAGATATGTATACAAATACCCTACTAGTAACAGATAAAATTAAAGATTATGACCTTAAAGATGGATTAAACCTGCTCCCAGTTCAATATAAAGACCCAGACAAAGAACTTAAAGCCATTGCTATTGAAGGTTTGAAGCTAAAAGGACTTGATGGTAATCAGGAATATATAGACAGGCTAGATGAAGAACTTGAAATTATTAAAAATAAAAAGTTTGCTTCTTATTTTCTAGTTGTTAGAAGTATGATTAACTGGGCTAAGAAAGAAGGAATTCTTGTAGGACCTGGCCGTGGTTCTTCTGCTGGCTCTTTAGTTTGTTACACACTTGGCATAACTGATATTGATCCAATAAAACATGGACTATTGTTTTTCCGTTTTATTAATCCAGACCGTAATGACTTTCCAGATATCGATACAGATATTCAAGACAACCGTCGTGAAGAAGTTAAGGATTATTTAGTTAGACAATACAGACATGTTGCTTCCATTGCAACATTCTTACAGTTTAGAGGAAAAGGAATTGTTAGAGATATCTCTAGAGTTTTAAATATTCCTTTAGCAGATGTAAACAAAGTTTTAAAGTTAGTAGATACTTGGGATGATTTCTGCACATCAAAATCAACTAGAGAGTTTCGTGAAAAATATCCAGAGGTGGAGATATATGGTGAAAAACTTCGTGGTCGTATTCGTGGCACTGGCATACACGCTGCTGGTGTGGTCACTAGCAAAGATCCGATTTTTAGGTTTGCTCCGATGGAGACAAGATCTTCTCCTGGGTCTGATGAACGCATACCTGTCGTTGGTATTGACATGGAGGAAGCTGAACGGATTGGCCTCATTAAGATTGACGCACTTGGATTAAAAACTTTGTCGGTAATTAAAGATACTATTAATATGGTTAAGGAAAATCACTATGTAGATATAGACTTGCTTTCAATTAATATGGAAGATTCTAATGTCTATCAAATGCTTTCTGATGGATATACTAAGGGTGTATTTCAATGTGAAGCAACACCATACACCAACCTTTTAATTAAAATGGGTGTAAAAAATCTTAATGAACTTGCTGCATCAAATGCATTGGTTCGTCCAGGCGCAATGAATACAATTGGTAAAGACTATATTGCACGTAAACATGGTAAACAAAATGTATCTTATAGTCACCAAATTATGAAACCATTTACACAAGATACTTATGGCTGTGTCCTTTATCAGGAGCAAGTTATGCAAGCATGTGTTCACTTAGGTGGAATGTCTATGTCTGAAGCTGATCAAGTTCGTAAAATTATTGGAAAGAAGAAAGATGCTAAAGAATTTGACATTTTTAAGGATCGTTTTATTAGTGGCGCTTCTGCCTATATTAGTCCTAATGAAGCTTTGGATTTATGGCGTGACTTTGAGGCACATGCGGGATACTCGTTTAACAAGAGCCATGCAGTCGCTTACTCTACTCTCTCGTATTGGACGGCGTGGTTAAAGTTTTATTATCCACTAGAGTTTATGTTTGCCCTTCTTAAAAATGAAAAAGATAAAGACGGTAGAACAGAATATTTAATTGAAGCAAAGCGCATGGGTATTTCAATTAAGCTGCCACATATTAATGATTCAGATGCAGACTTTAAGATTGAGGGCAAAGGAATAAGATTCGGACTAACGGGAATTAAATACATATCTGACAACATTGCATCTAAATATATTGCTGCACGTCCTTTTACTTCCTACAAACAACTTGAAGAGTTTACTTTTACAAAAGGTAATGGCGTTAATAGCAGAGCACTACAAGCCTTAAGGGTTATTGGTGGAGCAACATTTCCAGATAATCCAAGAAATGATTCTGAGATTAAAGAAAATCTATATGAATATTTAAACCTTCCAGAATTTAATATTACAATTCCATCTCACTACTATGCATTTATTAAAGATATTGAAGAGTTTGAAGAAAAGGGATCTTTCATTATTATGGGTATGGTAAAATTAATTAAAAGAGGAACAGGGTGGTCACGAGTTGAAATTTTGGACAAAACTGGCAGTATCGGTATATTTGATGATGAAAATACGACTATTGAGACTGGTCGCACTTACTTGGCTCTTTGTAATGACAACAGGATTGTTTCTGCAATACCTGTTGATGAAATAAAAAATTCTGATAATGCTTTAGTAAAGTTTTTAGGATACAAGCAATTGCCTTACAAAGACGAGGAAATGTTTGTAGTATCTTTTAAGCCTAGAGTTACAAAAGCTGGTAAGAAAATGGCATCTCTAACTCTTGCAGATACAAGTAGGGACTTACATTCTATAACAGTTTTTCCAACAGCCTTCCCAAAAGCATATATGAAAATAGAAGAAGGAAAATCCTATAAGTTTAGTTTTGGAAAAACAAAAGATGGAACAATAACACTGGAGGATATAAATGGTTAGTATGGAAGAAGTTTTAGCAGCTCTTAACCCCAAGTTAAGAAAAAGTATTATGGTTGGAGATTCGGTTCCTCCAATAGAATATGCAAAAACTCCCAGCTTTGGGCTAAATCGTGCCCTTGCTGGAGGATTGCCTTATGGTAGACAAGTTCTTGTTTGGGGCTCCAAATCCTCTGCAAAGTCTTCTCTATGCCTTCAAATGATAGGTCTAGCACAAAAAGAAGGAAAAGTTTGTGCATGGATTGATGCAGAAATGTCTTATGATCCAAAATGGGCAGAGCGCTTAGGGGTTGATTCTTCTCAAATAATATACTCACAGGCTAGGACAATAAATGAAATGGTGGATGTTGGGACCAACCTTATTCATGCTGGGGTTGACATTGTTGTTGTTGATTCAATTACATCTTTACTACCTGCTATTTACTTTGAAAAGGATTCAGATGAACTTAAACAACTTGAAAATACAAAACAAATTGGTGCAGAGTCTCGTGACTTTTCCAATGCTTGGAAAATGATTAACTATGCAAATAATAAAATTAAGCCAACTTTGTTTGTCCTTATTAGTCAAAGTCGTAATAATATTAATGCTATGTATACTAGCCAGCAGCCTACTGGTGGTCAGGCTACTAAGTTCTATTCTTCAACAGTTATTAAGTTATTTTCGTCTGAGTCAGATAACCAAGCAATTAAAGGTAAAATAAAAATTGGTGATAAATTAATTGAAGAAAAAATTGGTAGAAAAATTCGTTGGGAGTTACAGTTTTCTAAAACATCTCCAGGATTTCAATCAGGAGAATACGATTTTTATTTTAGGGGTAACGACATTGGTATTGATTCTATTGGAGATCTTGTGGATACAGCAGAAGCAGCAGGAATTGTTAATAGAACTGGCGCTTGGTATCAGCTAGATGATGGAACAAAAGTTCAGGGTAGAGATGGCTTTGTTTCAAGAGTTAGGGAAGACTTGTCATTACAAGAAGAGCTTAAGAATAAGTTGGCTAATGGCTAAAGAGTTTACAGTATATGAAGGAAAGTTTCCTTGTAAGAAATGTGGAGTTGAAGTAGGCTCTTTGAGATATTGGAGGGAAACTGGTGATACAACTTGGATGTGTCCAGAAAAACATATATCTAAAGTTAACTTACTGCCTCCAACAAAGGAGGATTATGAGCGAAAAAAGCGAAAGTAAAAGAATAGGGGCTAAGCAACATAAAAATTCTGGAAGAAATAATACTAAAGGAGATGCCTCATGGCATAATTTTGTATTAGACTTTAAAGAGTGTTCAAAATCTTTTACCTTGAATCAGGATGTATGGGCTAAGGTAGTAACAGATGCTTTAAAAAAAAGCATGGACCCTGCACTAGTTATTGTTTTAGGCGAGGGCACACAAAAAGTTAGACTTGCTATAATAGAGTTAGACATGTTAGAACAATTAACAGAAAGAGAAAATAATGACAACTGAGGCTCCACAAAAAACAACGTTAGAGATGGTAAATGGTTTAACAGAAATAGCAGACTATATGAAAGACGAAGAGCTTACTACTGCCCTAACCTTTATTGCTAAGGTAATAATTAAGCCTGATATTCCAGCACAAGTAGCAAGCATTGAAATTGTAAGGCTACAAGCAATTGCAGCAAAGATGGCTTTTAAGGCTACATGGATGGCCAATGTAGATAAAAATGATCGTGCAAAGAAAAATATTTATTATACAGCAGCAGAATCTATCAATAACTTGGTGTCAGCACTCAAGTATATAATGCGCTAACCTGCTATACTTATATAAACAAAGGGATAAAATGACTAAAAATTTACTACAGCAGGTTATGTTAAAAGAATCAGAACAAAGACAAACAATGTCTAAACAGAATGAAATTTTTAATGCAGAAGAAATGGTTAAGCAGATCCAGACTGGATATATTGCAGAACGAGGACCAAAGCATACAAAGAAAAAATCTTTTGCTCCATCAACAATTGCCTATCAGCATGGACAATGCCCAAGATATTGGTTTTTAGCATTTAACGGTGCCATCTTTGATGACTATACAGATGCTTACGGCGCTGCTAACATGAGCTCTGGAACTATGGGGCATGAAAGAATTCAAAAAGCAATGCTTGATTCTGGAGTTGGTATTCCATATATTAATGATAAAGGTGAAACAACAACAGAATTTAAAGTAATTTATGATGATCCTCCAATTTTTGGTTACGGCGATGTAATGCTTAACTGGGAAGGCGAAGAAATTCTTGGTGAAATTAAAACAATGATGAATGAGGGATTTGAATACAGAAAAAGAACAAACAAACCTAAGTCTAGTCATTTAATTCAACTACTTATTTATATGAAAATATTTGGAAAATCTAAAGGCGCTCTAGTTTATGAAAATAAAAACACTCATGACCTTATGATTATTCCCATACAGGTTAATGACAATTATCGTCAATGGGTTGATGGTGCATTTAATTGGATGCGTGAAGTCCGTAAAGCTTGGACTAGTCAAACTTTGCCTACCAAAAACTATCGTGGTAATTCAAAAATATGTAAAACATGCCCAGTAAAGGCAGCGTGTGCAGAGGCAGGCACGGGAACAGTAAAGATTGCTTCTCTGGAGGAACTGAGTGAAGCCTTGTAATTACTGCAATGCATACTTTAAACCGAAAGTAAGCTATCAAATATATTGTGGAGAAAATTGTAGGGCTGCTGCCACAAAAGAAAAACTTGCAGAAAAGTATAATGCAAAACGTAGAAAAAGTAGGATTGGGAAGGTAAGAAGGTGTCTTGGTGGATGCAACCAAGACTTATCTATTTATAATGATTCTGGATTTTGTTCTAATTGTAATGTTAGTGAAAAAGAAGTAGCCAAAATGTTAAAAAAACTTAAAGGATTTATTGATTATGAACAAAATAATTAATGCGGGGAGAGCTCATGTTCCTGAGAGAATATGTGCAATAGATGCTAGCACAAATAGCCTTGCCTATGCAACATTTTATGATGGGCAGTTAAAAGAGGTTGGTAAGATTATCTTTGAAGGTAAAGATATATACTCTAAGGTAGGGGACGCAGCAAAAAAAACATCAGCATATTTTCAAAAATATATAAATGTAGATGCTATTGTGATTGAGCATACGGTGTTTATGAATAGCCCTAAAACTGCTGCAGACCTTGCATTAGTCCAAGGCGCACTTTTGGGTGCTGCTGCAATGTCTGGAATAAATATTGTGGGCAAAGTATCTCCGATTACTTGGCAAAATTTTATTGGTAATAAAAAAATATCTAAAGATGAAAAACTTTTTATTAGATCTAAGAATCCAAACAAATCTGAGTCTTGGCATAAAACAAACGAAAGAGAAATCAGAAAACAAAGAACGGTAAACTTTATAAACCTTCAGTATAATAAAACTATTACAGACAATGACGTTGCAGATGCTTGCGGAATCGGGCATTGGGCAATAAAAAATTGGGATAAGGCAGTAGGAAACAATGGATAGAGATAGCTTTATTTTTAAAGAAGAAAAAGAAAATACCATTTTAACTGTAAAAACTTTGTCACCAACAAAGTGGCTTTTAATAGATCGTGAAACTGGACAAATTTATCAAGGAAATCCTGGCGGATTTTGGGATAAACTTAAAACAATAGAAAAGGGTAATCAGTAATGCCAGAGCTAAATGCAAACATACCACCAATAAGTTGCTATGTAAGAGGAAACTACTTACGTAATCATCAAGATAGCCATGACAAATACTTTGAGTGTGTGGTCTTTGGCGTTTCAAGTTTAAAATCTAGAAGCCCATTATTTCATATTATGATGCCAGACGGTGGCCTCTGGTGGAGACTTCCAATTTCTGCTTTTTGCACAGAGCCAGGTGTTCCTGAAGTAGATCTACATAATTTAGTTTTATGGAATTCTTTTAGTCATCACATTGCTGTAACAAGGTTTGAAAATCTAACAAACCTTAGAATGTCTTACATAGATAGAACAAAAACAATGAATAAAGGAACCTATTTGTTTACTCTAGACTGGCATAATCCAGATACAAATGTTTTAGATGACGGATATTCTGAAAGCCCAGCAGACCATAAGTGTGGTCACGTCATACAAAGAGATGATGGAAACTTTGCTATTCAACCTAACAATAGGGTTCGTATATATGAGCCATCTTTTACCCTTGAAAAAGATTACCTAATTGATAGAATAATTAATGAAAAAAAATATGATGTTGAGAATCAAGATAAATGGATCTTAGAAAACTCTAATAGGTTTAATTATGATATTTCTGAAAAAGAAGTTGACAAATAACATTATGGCTGGTAAACTATATACATCAGAGGTTTGGCTACGTAAGAGATATCTTATGGATAAAAAATCTCCTGAAGAAATTGCAAAAGAGTGCGGGGCAAGTATAGAAACTATCTATGTTTATCTTGCAAAATTTGGATTAAGGAAGAGTAGACGATGAATAAAGCACAAAAGATTTTAATTGGTATTGGTATTGCTGGTGCAGTAGGAATAACTTTTGTTCTTACAGCACTAAAAGGTTTGCCAGAAGCTTTTGATTGGGATAATGATGAAGAAAACAAATAGTAGGCTTACAATTACAGTTGATCAAGTTAATCATCCAAGACACTATACAACGGATCCTTCAGGTGTAGAGTGCCTAGAAATTACTCGTCATAGAAATTTTAATATTGGAAATGCTTTTAAATATTTATGGAGAGCAGGCTTAAAGGATGAAGAAAGAACAATTCAAGATCTAGAAAAAGCAATATTTTATATTAAAGATGAGATTAATAGACTAGAGGGTAAGTATGTCAACTGAGTCTGATTTAATAAGCCACCTTGATCAAGTTAATCAAGTTGTTTCTGAATACTTAAAAGGAAATGACCCAACGGTTATTTCTAAAGAACTTGATATTCCAAGAGTTAGAGTAGTAGCACTTATTAATGAGTGGAAGGTTATGGCATCTGCTAATGATGCTATTCGTGCACGAGCTAAAGAAGCATTGGTGGGAGCAGACACACACTATACAAAGTTAATTACAAAGGCATATGAAGTTATGGATGAATCAAGTTTAACCAATAACCTAAGTGCCAAGACTGCATCCATTAAGCTTGTTATGGATATTGAAAAATCTAGAATTGAAATGTTACAAAAAGCTGGACTTCTTGAAAACAAAGAACTTGCAGAAGAAATGGTTGAGATTGAACGTAGACAAGAAGTTTTAATAGGAATACTTCGTGATGTTGCTTCAGAGCATCCAGAAATACGTGATTTAATTATGCAAAGACTTTCATCTATTGCAAAAGAAGGCGAAGTGATTACAATTGTCCACGATGTTCAATGAGTTTCTTGATGTCTTAAAAGAAAATCATTTTGTTGAAACACCAGTAGATGTAAAAACCTTTGTGCAATCTCCAGAGTATTTAGGCCAGCCTATCTTGTCTGACATTCAGTATGAAATTGTAGAAGCTATGAGCCAAATTTATCGTAAGGAAGATCTTATAGATTTAATGGGAGAACAAAAAGGTGTAAATCATTTTAATAAATATACCAAGAATGAACTTATTCTTCAACTTGGCAAGGGTAGTGGAAAAGACTTTATATCAACAGTAGCATGTGCATATGTAGTGTATAAACTTTTATGCCTTAAAGATCCAGCAGTTTATTTTGGTAAGCCACCAGGGGATGCTATTGATATTATTAACGTTGCAGTTAACGCACAACAAGCTAAAAATGTTTTTTTTAAAGGATTTAAAACAAAGGTTGAAAAGTCACCTTGGTTTGCAGGAAAGTATAATCCAAAAGCAGATTCAGTTGAATTTGATAAAGGCATAACCGTTTATTCTGGTCACTCAGAAAGAGAATCTCATGAGGGTTTAAACCTTTTAATGGCAGTTCTTGATGAAATTTCTGGTTTTGCTACAGAGGTTGGAACAGGTAATGAACAAGGTAAAACTGCAGATAATATTTATAAAGCATTTCGTGGAACAGTAGACTCTCGTTTTCCTGACTTAGGCAAAGTAGTTCTTCTTTCATTCCCACGCTATCAAGGTGACTTTATTTCCCAGCGGTATGAATCAGTTATTGCTGAAAAAGAAACTATTGAACGCACCCACACTTTCATAATGAATGAAGATTTACCTCATAGTGATCCAGGAAATCAGTTTGAAATTTCGTGGGACGAGGATACAATTCTCCAATATAAAATACCAAGAGTATTTGCATTCAAAAGACCTACATGGGAAGTAAACCCTACACGTAAAATAGAAGACTTTAAGTTAGCTTTTTATACAGACCTTGGTGATGCAATGATGCGTTTTGCCTGTATGCCAACTTATTCTTCTGATGCATTTTTTAAACAAAAAGATAAACTAGAAAAATGTATGAACTCTAGAAACCCATTAGATTCATTTAGAAGGTTTGATGAAACTTTTAAACCAGATCCAGATAAGGTTTATTATATTCATGCTGACCTTGCCCAAAAGCATGATAAGTGTGCTGTAGCAATTGCCCATGTGGATAAGTGGGTAAGTATTCAAGTAATTAAAGATTATGAACAGGTAGCCCCGATTGTTGTTGTTGATGCCGTTGCATGGTGGGAGCCAAGAGCAGAAGGTCCAGTAAATCTTTCAGAAGTAAAACAATGGATTATGAATTTACGTAGACAGGGTTTTAATCTTGGTATGGTTTCATTTGACCGATGGCAGTCATTTGATATTCAAAATGAATTACAAGCAGTTGGAATAAGAACTGAGACTGTATCTGTTGCTAAAAAACACTATGAAGATTTAGCTATGATGATTTATGAAGAGCGGGTTGCTATTCCTATGATCCCATTACTTCTTGAAGAAATGTCAGAATTAAAAATAATGAAGGGTAACAGGGTTGACCACCCACGCAAAAAATCTAAAGACTTAGCGGATGCAGTATGTGGAGCAGTATTTGGAGCCATCTCCCATACACAAAAGAATACTAATATAGAGATAGATGTCCATACCTGGAGCTCTAGTGCACGACTTGCACAAAAGCAAAGAGATATGGTAGAATTAGATAATCGGGAAATGCCTAACGATGTTAGAGATTTTCTTGATAAACTTAATCTAATATAAAAACTAACAAGGAGAATAATGAATTCATTTAAAAAAATTGCCATTGTCATCGCTGCAGCCCTGACTGGCACCGCTATTGTTGCACTGCCGTCGCAAGCAGCGCCTTCAATTGCATATACAACAATGTATGACACGACAAATGGTGTTCAGGTTCTTAATGGCCTTGCAACAGTAACACTAAATACAGATACAAGCACAGCAACAACTATTGCTGTATCAGGTATTGGCTCTGTTGTCCTTGCACAAGCAGGAACTAATACAACTTTAGCAACTTTGGTTGCTGGATCATGGTATAGAGTTACTACTGATGCAGTTGGCCCAGGAACATCCACATTTATTTTAACAAGTGCTGCTGTAGGAGTTACTACTCTTACTGCAACTCCAGTAGAATCAAATGGAACACAGGGAACCGCAGTAACCAAGACAATTACTTGGACTGCAACTGGCACATTATCAGCATCACCAGCATATACAACTGTATATTCTTCAGCAGGATCTACTGCACCTGATGCTACTACAAATACTGTAGCAATTGTTGCACCAATGACTGCTAATTCTCTTGCTGGTAACATTAAGATAACTCTTAAAGATGGACTAAATAATGCAATTACTAATGGAACAATTACAGCAACTGTAACTGGACCAGGACTTATTGGTATTGGTTCAACACAGGCTGGGGCCACAGTTCAAGGTCGTGCCATTACAGGCACATCAGGACAATATTTTGTAAACGTATTTGGCGATGGAACACCAGGAACATCTACAATTACAATCTGGAGTGGTTCAACACTTCTTGCCACAAAGACATTCACATTTTCTGGAGTTGCTGCTTCATATTCTGCAGTAAAGAAAATTGGAGTTCTTAAGGTTGGATCAAATGCTGCTGCTATTGAAGTTACAGTTAAAGATGCAAACGGAAACTTAGTTGCTGATGGAACAACAGTTCTTGCTACATCAGATACAACTACAATTGCTACAATTGCAGGATCTGCAACTACAGTATCTGGTATTGCAACATTTGCAATTCAAGGAATTTCAACTGGTGTTTCAAAGTTATCATTTAAAAATGATGCTACAACACCAACAGTTTCAGCAACTGCTGATATTAGAGTTGGATCTTCTACAGTCTCTTCTGTAGTCCTTGCATTTGATAAAGTTGCATATGTAAATGGTGAAGTTGTTAAGCTTACTCTTAAAGCATTAGATGCCTCTGGACTTCCAGTTGCTGATGGCACATATACAAATCTTCTTTCTGAAGATTTAATTTCTTCAACACAACTTGGTGGCGCTACTCTTGTAGGCTCAAAGTCTCCAGTTCTTGTTGATGGAACTTCAGCATGGAACGTATATGCTCCTCTTTCTGCTGGACCTTTTGCTGTTACAGGTAAGGTTCTAGCAACATCAGTTGTGCTTGAGGCTAAGGCTTCAGTTGCTGATGCAAATGCTGCATCAATCGCTGCACTTATTGAATCAGTTAATGCTATGAAGGTAAATCTTCAAGTAACAATTGATGCTCTAACTGCAAAACTTGCTGTTTCTGAGGCTAAGGCAAAGTCTGATCGTGCTGCTTATGTAAAGCAGTATAACGCACTTGCTAAAAAGTGGAACAACAAGAATCCACAGGCTAAGGTTAAATTAATTAAGTAATATAGTCTAATAATCAGGGGAGTCAGGAAACTGGCTCCCTTTTTTATTATAAAAATGATATAATAAGACTATTAGTTACCACCAAAAACTAATAGGAGAAAAAATTAAAAACATACTAATCAAAACGGGGTTAGTGGGGTTGCTTTTAACACTTTGGATGATATTCTATCCTGCAGATTATGCACACGCAGATGAAATTAATACAGCACAAATATCTCCTTCTGATCCTACAATAACAGAAAATGCAACAGCCACAATTGAGGTAGCTAATACTGCAATATCTCAGGCTGAAACCTATATAGAAGCTATAGAAGATAACGCAACAGCCATTACAAGCCCTACAGAAGCCATTACAGCCACTATCGCAGAGGCACAGGACTCAATCATACAGGCTCAAGCAGTAGTAGATAGTGCTGCTGTGGCAGTTACCCAAGTTGATTCTGCTATAGTTTTAGTTGAAGAGGCTGAAGAAAATGTAGAAATTGCAGAAGTAGAAGTAGAATTACAGACAGAAGTTGTAGCAATAGCAACCACTAATTTAATTAATGCAGAAAATACTTTGGCTCAACTTGAAAACACTCCCTCCGATTCTACAACTTATACAACAGAGGGCTACGTAGCACCAGTTGCTCCAGAGACACCAACAGTTAATACAACCACCCTTCCTGTTATGTATGATGGCTCAACAAAAATTGAAACCCCATTTGATATTAAAATGGGCGATATCGTATACAACGGTCAAGGTGCAGATAGCCAAATCTATGTAACTTCAAAAGCAACCATTACTTTCGGTATCGGAGATCATATTTGGTGGGATTTCCCTCAAGGAGCACACATTTCTGTTTATGGCTCTGACTTTATGAGTGGTGGTGCGGGAGCTGGTATTACCGTTACGACTACAGAAACAACTTTAGCTGTTGATTGGGATCTTCACAGATTTGGAGATAGCAACGGACCTATTACTAATGTTAATTGGACAATGACTGTCAATCCTGATACTGGTGAATGGACAGGTATAGGAACTGTTTCTGGTAATACTACTAATTTATACAATGGTCCTCGTATTGGTGTTCGTGAAACTGTTGGTCAGCCTGTAGAACAAATGACTAATGTAACTAATGAAAATTTAACGGAACAAATTCAAATTCAAGAAGCAGTAGTTGAAGATAAAACAGAAATTAAAGCTATTGAGGTTTCAATACTTCAAACACTTACACAATTAAAAATAGAGGCAGAAGAAGATCTTGTTGAAGCAGAACAAAATCTTGAAGAGGCACATGAAGTTTTAGAAACAACAATTAATCAAGTAGGTATTGCTATTGCATATATGAATACTAGTGTTAATGAAGCACGATCAGAAGTTAACAGTGCTTTAGAACAGGAAGAAGTTGCAAGGCAAGCGTCATTAGCAGCGGAGGCAGCAGCTCAGGCTGCACAAGCAGCAGCAGCAGAAGCAGAAGCAGCACAAGCAGCAGCAGAACAAGCTGAAGCGGATCGTATAGCTGCAGAAGAAGCTGCAGCACAAGCCGAAGCAGAGGCTGAGCAAGCAGAAGCAGATAGAATTGCTGCAGAAGAAGCAGCAGATCAAGCAGCACAGGAAGCAGCAGAACAAGAAGAGGCTGCAGCACAAGCAGCAGCTGAAGCAGCAGAGGCAGAGGCTGAAGAAGCACGTCAAGCAGAAGAAGATGCTAAGGCAGAAGCAGAAGCAAAAGAAGCAGAAGCAGAGGATGCTAGACAAGCAGAAGAAGACGCAAAAGCTGAAGCAGAAGCAAAAGAACAAGAAGAAGAAGAAGCTAAAGCTATAGAAGAAGAATTAAAAGAAATAGCAGAAGATGCAAAAGATGGAAAAGAATTAACTGAAGAGCAAAAAGAAAAAGTTATTGAGGCATTACTTGAAGACCTTAAGCCTGGAGAATCTATATCAGCAGCAGCAATTCAAGCTTCTGGAGTTTCATATGCAGATCTTCCGCCTTCAACACCAATTGAAGTTCGCACTGATGAAAATGGAAATGCCCTTGTAATAACAGCAGCTGTTGCTGCAAATATTGAATTAGTCCAAGATCCAGGTGCGTTATTAACTGCAGCATTTACAGACCCAGGAGCAGCACTAGCAGCACTAGGAAGTATTGGGGCAGATATGACTGAAGCAGAAAGAGAAGAAGCCACAGATATGGTTGTTGCAACAGTTGTAGCAGCAGGAGCAGCAATTAACGCTGCAGCAGTAGCAGCAGGTGGAGCAACTGGGGGCTCTACTGGAGGAGGTTCTGGTGGAGGCTCAGGCGCTAATTCACCAGGTTCAAGAGGAGGAAGAAAATGGTAAGAATAATAAAAAATATAATAAAGGACCTAATAGATCAGGCATGGACTCTTCTTGGAATGTTTATTGCCTGGGTAGTATTAGATGGCAGTGCTAAAACCATAGTTGGATATGGAATTGTAGCAACAACAACCCTATGGATTATAACTAGTCCATTTAGAAATAAGGAGGAAGAATAATGGCAACTAAAAAAATAGCAGTAGCCCCTAAAAAAGAGAGTCCACAAAAGGCTCTTCCAAATATTTTGATGCGTATTGTGGCGGTATTTGCAGCATCAGGATTATCAGTCTTAGGAGCAGGAGCAGTAGTAGGAATTGATACAATTCAGGCAGTAATGCTTGCAGGCCTACTAGGAGTAGCAACAGTAGTTGAAAGGCTGGCTAGAGCTTTTTTGGACGATGGCAAGCTTACTATCGCAGAAATAAATGATGCATTTAAGACTGTAGATAAGAAGGCTAATTAGTCATTATTGACTATGTTTGACACCCCCCTTTGGGTAATGCTATACTTGAGTATACGTATCCAAAGGGGTTTTTCATGACTTGCATTGCCGTTGTAAGACAAGATAAAACCATCTATATGGCTGGAGATCGTGGTGCTTCAACAGAAGACTCTATTTCAATATTAAAGGCTCCCAAAGTATTTAAAATAGGATCATATCTTTTTGGATATGCAGGGACAATGGATGGAGAAAGAATCCGTCATAACTTTAAACCACCAATCTTAAAATCTAATATGAATTTAGATAAGTTTATGTATACAGACTTTCTTATTTCTCTTAGAAATTTTTATGAAAATTGGTGGGTAGATATAACTAAAGATTCTGATTTTGGAATGTTGATTGCAGTTAAAGGTAGAATATTTGAGCATAACGCAGTCGATATGTCATTAACAGAATATGAAGACGATTATCTTGCTATGGGTTCGGGGAGTGATTTTGCTCTTGGATCTTTATGGACAACTAAGCATCAAAAAAATGGTAAACGTAGAGCACAGCTAGCGGTTGAAGCAGCAGTAAAGTATTCAACATCCTGTATTGGACCAGTTGACGTAATTAGCATTTAGGGATATACTTAGGTATGGATGAAATTGTAAAAGTTTTTAAAGATGATTCTGAATATGATGAATTTGGAATTTGGCTAAATAATGGAATTGATCGGGGATGGATAACAGAACCATTTTGTAACACACATGATGGAGATCCCTATATGACAGAAGAAGAGCAAAAAGAGTGGGAAGACGGCGGAGATCCTTGCCAAGTAGTTTTTAAGATAAAGGAGTAATAATGGTTTGTAGCTCAATGGCAGAGCAGTCGACTGTTAATCGACAGGTTATAGGTTCGAGTCCTATCAGACCAGCAGATAGGGGTAATCTATAATGACAATGCGTAATTTTGCTAAAAGTTTATTAATTGCTCTTTCTCTTTCTTTAATTCCTGCAGTAGCAATTTCTGCACCAAAGATTAATCCTGGATCTAAATGCAAAGTATTTAAACAAAAAGTTGTTTATTTAAATAAAAACTATACCTGTATCAAGTCAGGCAAAAAATTAATTTGGAGCAAAGGCTTCACGGTTATTAAACCAACTCCAACGCCGACCCCAACGCCGACCCTAACGCTGACTCCAAACCCAGCGGTTAGTGAAAGTTCGGTATATGTAAATTCAGAACTTTGTAAATTGCCCTATACAAATCAAGATACAGACTCCTATCTTGGTTTTCCAAGGAATCAAAGATATATCCCGTCAATTGGTGAAAGAAAATCAATAGTCTTATTCGTTGATTTCGATGACTTGGTAGCAGATAATAAAGCGATAGACACTTGGAAGAATGTTCAAATACCAGTGGCCGAAAAAACGTTTAATGGTTTGAGCTACGGGAAATATAGAATTTCATTCGATGTAAACGAAAAGATTTATAGACTTCCAGGAAGCTATAAGACTTTTACTAAAAATGAATATGTAAATGTTGCGGGATCAACTCCTGCACTTGGCCTTGAATATAGTAGGTTTGTTCAGTCAGCAGTAACAATTGCCGATAATGATATTGATTTCAGTAAGTATGACTTTGTAAATGTTGTTACCCCAACCTTTTTTCCAAAGGCTGAGGGAGGAGCGACTGGTGGCTCAGGCTTTAATGTAGATGGCAAGACTTCGTTCTTAAGCACAGTTGGTCCAATAGGAGAATATATTAATGATCCTTCAAAAAATAATTGGCTGCTTCATGAAACTGGGCATCTATTAGGACTAACTCACGTCTATGACTATTATCAAAAGAATATAGGAGCCTGGGATCCCATGGGAAATGTTTTTGGTCTTGATGAACTTCACGGTTGGCAAAGGTGGTATTTAGATTGGATTGAGGATAGTCAAGTTGCTTGCTTAGACGAATCAGCACCAAAAGAAACGGTTCATCTAATATCGCCACTATCAACTGCAACTAAAGAAAATAAATCAGTAATTTTAAAATTGTCACCAAGCTCTGCCCTTGCAATCGAAGTGATGAGAAGTTCACCCGAGAACACATTTCCATCTGCATATGAGGGAGTTGTTGTATACAAAATTGATACTAAGTTGCCTGGTGGGAAAGGTTCAATTTCAATAGTGTCAAATCCTAGTAAATTGCAACCTACTAAGGTTGGACGCTTTGGGTTAACAGGAACATTAAGCGTTGGTGAATCGGTTAGCTATCAAAACTACACAATTAAAGTATTAAAAAAGACAAACAATGGGGACTATGTTTCTGTAAGTAAGGTGAATGGATAAAATGAGTTTAGATACACCACAAATTAAAGAGTTAATAAAAAAGGCTAGAGATAATAATGATGTTGTTTTATTTAAAAATCAACTACCCAATGTTTTAAAATGGGAAAATTTTATCGATATCTTAAATTATAAATATCATTCTTTAAATCAACAAAATTCAAAACAAGAACCTGGAAACAGGCTTCTAGAAAATAACAACAGGATAACTGATATACTAATTTATAATAATCTTGATATGCATGTTTTTGATATTTTAGGATACAATAAAAAATGGTATGATGAGTTTTTAAAAATATTAAACAATTCTTTTAATATAGATTTTCCTGGATCCAAGGTATTAATTAATTTTATTGGAAATGAGGCAGAATATGGAATTCATTCTGATGATCACGATGTTCTTTTATGGAACTGTATTGGCTCAGTATCTTGGAATATTTACAGTAGTGATTCCGAATATAAGACCTATGTGATTAATGCTGGAGATGTTTTGTTTGCACCCAAAGGCGTAATTCATCAAGCCGTAGTAACAGAGCCGAGGGCATCTGTAGTCTTTGGTTTTGATTATGAAAAAAGCAAAACTTATTATAAATAAGCTTTTATGATATAATATATATGTATTGCCTTCGGGGATACATTAACTTATTCGCTTGAAAGGGGAATAAAATGGTAACACAGTTTGCTATGGATCTATTCAATGATCCTTTTTTTATTGGCTTTAACAGAGAGTTAGGCCGTCTTAATACCGCACATAAAACAAATTCACAAGCATATCCTCCGTATGATCTTCTTAAATTAGATGAAGATACATATAGACTTTCAGTAGCAGTTGCTGGATTCACAAAGGATGATATTAATGTTTCTGTAGATAATGGAACCCTTGTTATTAAAGGAGAAATTGTTGAAGTAACTGATGCTGAAGTTGTTCACAAAGGAATTGCAACCAGAAAATTTACACGTTCATTTGCTCTAGGAGAGTATATGGAAGTTACTGGTGCTGACCTTAAAGATGGAATGTTACACGTAAGTATTGATCGTGTTGTTCCTGAAGAAAAGAAACCAAAAACAATTAAGATAAAGTAGTATAATGTAACTGTCGGGGGAGACAGCGACATAAAATATCTGGCATGTCCTACACAGGACCTTAGTGATGGTTTAGTTACCCATTAATTATGACCGTGGCGCATTGCAGACGGACTACCTGTGTAGGACTCTTTAATTACTGATATAATTAAGATCTATGACTGACAAAGAGTTGGTTCAATATGGTAAACAAGAGCTTAAACAACGCCTTAAACAAATTAAAGAAAAATCTGGTTGTGTAGATTGTGGAGAAAGCAACCATATAGTTTTGGATTTTGATCACCTTAGTAATAAAAAATACAATATTTCTAGAATGATTCACGATGGATTTTCTTGGGCAGCAATTAAAAAAGAAATATCAAAATGTGAGGTAGTCTGTGCAAATTGCCACAGGATTCGAACTCACAAAAGGTTGACAAAAAAGACGGCATAGTGCTATAATTAAGTATATCTATAGGAGGATAATTTATGTCAGTAAAAGGAACAAGAGCATTTTTATTAGAAGTGATTCAAAAAGAATTAGGAACTGTTGAAGGTCCAAAGGATAATGAAACAAAGTATGGGGCATTTACAAAAGCTAACTTTTTGCCTTGGTGTGGTTCATTTGTTATGTGGACTGCAAACCAAGCAGGGGTTAAAGTTCCAAATGTGGTATACACTCCAGCAGGAGTTGCAGCATTTAAAAGTAAAAACAAGTGGGTCCCAGTAAAAGGAAATAAGCCACAAGCAGGATGGGTAGTGTTTTTTGACTTTCCTGGAGGAAGAGATATTGACCACGTTGGTTGGGTATTAAAAGATAATGGTGATGGAACATGTATTACTATTGAAGGAAATACTACGGCAGACGGAAAAAGCGGTAGCCAATCAAACGGTGGAGAGTGTGTAAAAAAACTTCGTGCGTATGGACCAAATAAAAAAGGTCTTCCTGTATTTATTGCAGGGTATGGGGTAATTGATTATCCAGATGCAGATACACCAGCAGTCAAAACGCTTGAAGAAAAAAAGGTTGCTCTTGCAGAAGTTGCAAAGTCTCAAGGTGTTAGCGTTCCTGAAGTTAAACTATTTAAACCAATAAAAATTGGCTCAAAGGGTCAGGGCGTAAAAAATATTCAAACAATGCTAAAACTTAAAGTTGATGGAGAGTTTGGTCCAGCAACAGAAAAGGCTGTTAAAGCTTTTCAAACAAAAGAAAAGCTTAAGGTTACAGGAATTGTTGATGAAGAAACATTTCGTAGATTAAAAGGAGTCAAGTAATGGAATCAAATAAAAGAACATTACTTAAAACATTAAGTTGGGAAACCTTTCACCTTGTTGGTGTTGCTGGAGTAATTTATTTGTTTACTGGTGAGTGGGAGTATGCTAGTTTAGGTGCTCTTATTTATATAGGCTGGGAAGCCATTGGTTACTTTCTTCATGAAAGAGTTTGGGCAAAGTTTGGAAAAAAAATTAAGTAATGGCACTATATGAATATGACTGTATGCCTTGTGCACAAAGGTATGTAAAAGAAAGATCAATAAAAGAAGATGATCCTGGGTATACATGTGATACTTGTAATAACAGGTTGGTTCGTGTATACTCTAATATAGGTGCAGTTTTTAATGGTTCTGGATTTTATTCCACCGACAACAGAAAGTAGCGGTATAATATGAATACTATGATTGATGAAAAAATTAAACCAAAAGAGTGGATATTAAATTCTCTTGATCGTTGTGATAGCTGTGAAGCACAAGCTTACGTAAAGGTAACAGGAATTACTGGCGATTTGTTATTTTGTAGTCATCATTATAATAAAATTATGGATAATCCAGAAACTTATACAAAAATGATGTCTTTTATGCTTGAAGTTGTTGACGAGCGTGAAAAACTTATAGAAAATAAACTAACAGGGAGTGCAAATTAATGTATGAGTATTTTGTTAAAGATGTAACAAATGTTGTTGATGGAGATACAATTGATGTAATTATTGATTTAGGGTTTGATATATTGTTTCAGTCCCGTGTAAGATTGGCTGGTATTGATACACCTGAATCTCGCACAAAAGATTTAAAAGAAAAGGCTCTTGGCCTTGAGTCTAAAGAATATCTAAAGAAACAATTAAAAGATGCTAAGTCTGTTATTATTAAAACAGAAAAAATGAACTCAACCGAAAAGTTTGGTCGCATTCTAGGTTGGCTCTATGTTAATGGAGATACAATTTCACTCAATGATAAAATGATTAATGATGGATATGCTTGGGGATACCTTGGAGATACTAAAATAAAAGATTTTGAGCTGCTTGCTAAGATTAGATCAAAAAATAACAAATGAAAACTGTTTTTTATTTTACAGCAGATTGGTGCCCACCTTGTAAAAAGGTAAAACCTATTGTTGAAGATATGAAAAAAGAAGGCTTTGAATTTCAAATGATAGACGCTGATTACGAACAACTGCTTGTTAAAAGGTTTGAAGTAAAATCTATTCCAACCTTTATATTGATGGAAAACGGTAAAGAGATTAGTCGTATTTCTGGGGCACAAACAAGAGAATCGTTGGTTAAATTTATTAATGAACAGTGAAGAAGATAGAATCATAAATGATTTAATTTTAAATGGTGGCCTTGAAGTTGCTGCCTTGGATGAGGATACTGGAGAAATGTTATATTCATTTACTCCAAAAATAAAAGACCTTATGCCAGATCTATATAAAGAGCATATAGATGCCGTTAATTCAGAAGTAATGAATTTGTGGGAAAAGCAGTTTATAGACATAGACCTATTTTCTGCGGATCCAATCATTGTTTTAACCCCAAAAGCCTTTAACGAAAAGGATATATCAGGCTTAACCAATAAAGAAAGATGGTCTCTTTTAGAAATCATTAGACTACTTAAGCGCAAAGTCTGATATAATCAATATATGAGTATAGTTAAAGAAGGCGATTTTGTTATGGGCACAACAACAGAAGGTCTTATTCATGGTGTAGTTGAACACATTATGATTGAGGGAGGAACTCTTGGAACTCCTGGATCTGAGTATGCTCTTGAATCAAAGCCACCAGAAAATCCTGCAATGTCTGTTAGGGTTTACAAAGAAGACAACAATAGCTGGAAGCCAACGGCTTATAGCATTGGAATGATGTATGCAGATGCACAAAAAATAGATATCAATACACACAGTATGGATGCAGAAGAAACAATGAAGTCATATTATTCAGACAATGAAGATGAAGATAAATGGGATAACATGGCTAAGGCTTGTTGGGTTGGTTATGAACAAAGAGGAATGAAAGACAAAAATGGAAGAATGGTTCCTAACTGTGTTCCAGTTAATAAACTAAAAGATAAGGAAAATGAAATGGAAAAAGCAAAAAAGCCTAACTATAGTGAAATGATTCAACCACGTCGTGGTGGATCAACTCCTTCAAATCCTAAGCTGTATGCAAGAGTTGTTCAAGCAGCAAAAGATAAGTTTGATGTTTATCCATCTGCAGTTGCAAATTCTTGGGTAGTCCAAGAGTATAAGCGTCGTGGTGGAACTTATAAGTCAGAATCACAATCTACAACAAAAAATATTTGGGATGGATCTTTTAATCCAAGAGGAATTGAAAAATAATGGCAAACAGATCTTCGGGCTCTTATTATTCAAATCACAAATTTAATCCAATGCAAATTAAAAATGGCAGAATTGTTCGTTTAAGAAAAGATGGTAGCATTAAAGCAGATTTGGGCCCACACAAACAAAAACAAAATAAGGTGATAGCTAATGGCTGAAGACACATACACCCCCACATCTGGAATGAAGGCTGCTGCAAGACGTGCTTTGAAATGGAAAGAAGATGGCAAGGCAACTGGTGCTGGAACTCCAGTAGGTTGGGGTAGAGCAACAGATATCGTTAATGGATCAGCAATGTCTCTTAGCACTGTTAAAAGAATGTTTTCTTTTTTTTCTCGTCACGAAGTAGATAAAAAAGGTAAAGGTTTTTTTGATGGTCCGGAATTTCCATCTAATGGAAGAATAATGTGGGATGCTTGGGGTGGAGATGCTGGTTTTGCGTGGTCAAGAGCAATAGTTGAACGTGAAAAGAAAAAAACAGAAAAAGCTTGGATAGGAAGTCCATTTAGTTTTAGAAAGGGGTAAATTATGGATGAATTAAATATTGAAGATTTTAAACAATTAGTGGAGTTTTATGTTAAAAGAACTACCGATGCTGAATTAAAAAATGTAGAACTTCAACTTATTGTTAACAGAACAAAGATTGAAAAAGCAACCTTTGGAGCTAGGATCAGAAGTTTAGAGGTAGAAATTGAAAAACTTTCTGAAGAATTAAAGACTAAAGATATTGGTAAAAATATAAAAAAAACAACTAAGGTAAAAGAATTAGAATAAAATGCAATACATTATTGCATGTATATTGACTTTGCTAACATCGTTAGCTATAATTGTTATAATGAAGAAAAAAATTAATAAAAAAATGTCAAGAACTCTGTATAGTCAAAAAGATACTCATGAGTTACTTAAATATTTTTTTTCAATTGATTCCTCTAATCAAAAAAGACGTTTTTCACAGTTGACAAAACACACAGAAAAGAGTATGATTAGAGTTATAGTAATTGGCCAGGAAGCTTATTGGGTATCTGACAATATTTTTTATGTAGCCAACGCTATTGGTGGAGAAGTGGAGTCTACATCAGCAAGACCAGTAGATGTAGAAAACATGTCAAAAAATGATATGGAAAAAATGCTAATGATATTAGATAATTTACAGAATGGAAACAAAAATGATAGTGGCAGTGCAGGGAACAAAAGAATTTAACGACTACAACATTTTTATTCGTGCTATGGGAGTTGCTCTTTCAGGCATGAAAGATGAAGATAAAGAGTTCATATTGTATTCTGCTGGACCAGCAACCATTAATTCTTTTGCTTCTGAATTTTGTAATCTTTCTGAAAGAGGTATGAAATCTCGTGGAAGAAAAATTAAATTTTTTTATGTTCCTCCATCACAGATTGAAGAAAACATGGAGCAAGTAAACTACTTTGCTTTTTTAAGTAAGCCAAAACAATCAGCATCAAAATTAGTTAGCATTGCTGAATCAAAAAATATAGAGGTCGGTATTTTCCGATATTAGTTGGGGGCTAAATTATGTTAATAAACAAACTAGAAACTATGGAAAAGATAGTAAAGCAAAACAATTTACTTTCTTGGATTGGCTGGGATGTAGTAGAACGCAAAAAAACAGAGATGGGCAGAACTGCTGTTAATGGAGTTCGAATTGGGGATCAGTGGTATACACAACGAATATTTAAAATTGATCGCAATGGCTGGGATATTCCACATAAGTATAAGATGTAGGTGTTTTTATGAAACAGCACCTATGGAAAGACGATGCTTCATGTCTAGGCCTTGATAATAATTTATTTTTTGAAACTTATGAAGAAGACTTAGAAGTAAGACCAATAATTGATTCACTATGTGGTAGATGTCCAGTAGCAAAAAAATGTTTTGCTGTTGGAGTTTCTTCTAAAGAATGGGGAATCTGGGGCGGTGTATACTTAGAGTCTGGGGAAATTTCTAAAGAATTTAACAGTCACAGAACAAAATTAGGCTGGGCAGAAACTTGGCAATCTTTAACAATGGATAAATAATATGTGGTCCTGGATACTTGCAATAATTGGTGTTATTGGAATCTATTTTGTTGGTAAAAAAACAATATGGGGATGGCTTGTTCTTTGCCTTAATGAATGCTTGTGGGTAGTTTATGCCGTAACTACCAAACAATATGGATTTATTTTAGCAGCCATTGCCTATGGGTTTATATACGTTAAATCATTTATTCAATGGCAAAAGGAGGAAGTATGATTATTCAAATAATTGGACTGCCAGGTTCTGGTAAAACCATTCTTGCAAAAGAATTAAAAGAACGCATTAATGCTATTCACCTTAATGCAGATGAAGTTCGTGCAACAGTTAACTCAGATTTAGGGTTTAGCCCTGAAGATAGAATTGAACAAGCAAGACGTATGGGGGATATGGCAAGACTTATTGCTAAGCAAGATGTTGCTCCAGTAATAGTTGACTTTGTATGTCCAACTAATTTAACCCGTGCAGTTTTTGGTAAGCCAGATATTTTAATTTGGGTAGACAGAATTGAATCTGGAAGGTTTGAAGATACAAACAAGATGTGGGAAGATCCAGAGTCATGCGATGTCAGAATTTCTTGCGGGATGACTGTAAAGGAGGAAGCTGATCTTATTATTGCTGCTTGCCAGTTACATGACTGGTCCGCACCAACTACACTTATGCTTGGTCGCTATCAACCATGGCATGAAGGACATCATGCTTTATATTTAGAGGCGGGAATGCGAACAAATCAGGTATTGCTTGGAGTTCGTAATACATACAACACAAGTGAAAAAGATCCTTTAAAGTTTGATCAGGTAAAAGAATATATAGCCAAGGATGAATTCATGGATGGTGCATTAGTATTAAGACTACCTAACATTACTAACATTGTTTATGGACGTGATGTTGGGTATAAAATTGAACAAGTAGATTTGGGGGCAGACATTCATGCTATCTCTGCTACACAAAAGCGCAAGGAGATGGGTATATGAATGTAACTAAACAAAGATCAGCACTTAAGGCTATCACCTGGCGTGTCATTGGCACAGCAGATACATTTGCTATATCTTGGGTAATAACCAAAGAACCAGTAACAGCAGGTGCAATTGCAAGTTTTGAGGTAGTTACAAAAACAATCCTTTATTACTTTCATGAGCGAGGGTGGAACAGGGTTAGTTGGGGTAGAAAATAATGTATACAGATTCAATGCGTAAAGCTTTTCATTCAATAACCCCTCCAAAGGGATTCCAAGTCCAAGTTATTGATAGTGATCATTTTCTTGTAATTAAATTAAATGAACACTCATTTGCCAGAATGGTTCATGATGAAAAAATACAGGCACTGCAGTATGTGGTAAATGTTAAAAAAGCTTTAGAAATGAACGGAGCAATAGTGTTGGTTACACGGGAGGCAATAAAATAATGTTATTTTTAATTTACAACAACGTGCTAGATGGTATATACTTATAATATGGGATCTTTAATAAGTAATATTATTCTTGCAACATCCCTTACCTTGGCTGGGTCTTTTGCATTTGCTTATTTAATTTCATTGCTTAAAATAAATAAATTAAATAAATCACTTACAAGACTATTAATTTCTCATAAATCATTACAAGACTTTATTGACAATAATAATGTTCAATTTAAAAATGAGAATGATATTCACAAGGAAAATTTTATTAAATTTCTTTCTGATTCTAGGGACTGGGCATATCAATATATTGAAGATGTTCAAAAATCAATAGATGGTATTATAGAAAAAACAAAAGATACGGTAAGTTATCATAACGATTTTGGTTCATTAGAAATTGAACCATATGCAACACAAATAAGCATATTATCAGATGCAATAGAAGAATTAAAAACCCTATTACCAGAAAAAATAGATAAGGTGATTTAATAGTGAACTTTTATTACTTTAACACACACGTAGAAGATGTCGAAGAACTACATGCTAATCATTTTTATGGTGGTCTATTTATTTATGATGTTACAAAAGGTGAATCTTTTACAAAAATAGCTAGGGTTATTGATAGCGATAAAGAATTTAAATATTTAGTAGCAGCTCGTCCATATGTAATGTCTCCACAATTTTTATGTTTGTTATACAACTCTCTTAATGAAATGAGCCCAGGAAGAATACAAATAAATCTAGTATCTGGAAGTGGACTTACTCAACAGGCTATTAAACAAACTAGAAGAGAATATATAGATGGTGACAAAAAAGACTTTAGTGGAATCATGGGAGATGTAACAGATGTGTCTTCTAATATAGATAGATCAAACTATTTAATAGACTTCTTAGACATGCTTAATGGTCTTGATACTAAACTTCCAGATTTTTTTGTTTCAACAACAAATAGATATGTTTTTAATGCAGCGTCAAAACATAATAATAAAATGATTATTCCTTATGCTATGTATAAAAGTAAAGCTTTTGAGTTAGACAATAAAAAAATAATGGTATCAATAAGGCCAAAGCTTAGAGAAACAGAAGAAGAATTAGAGGCTTTGCCAAAACCAGATGGAATATGGAATAAGTATCTTGAACAAGATGATCGTAAAGAATATGATTACTTTACCTACAAAGAATTTGCTGAAGTGATAGATAAACTAAAGAATGAAAATATTGAAAATATTCTTTTAACTGCTGGAGGAATCGAACAAATATACAATCCACCAATTGAAGAAAGAATAAATATAATAAGTTTTGTAAAACAATACAAAGAAGGAATATTTAAGGGGTAAAAATGAAAGATATTGTGCTATCAACAATAACAGGTTTTGGATGTGGCGTCGTGTTTGCTGCATTCAAATTGCCAGTTCCAGCACCACCAGTTTTTGCGGGAGTCGCAGGAATTATTGGTTTATGGATTGGTTTTACAATACTAACACGAGTTATATCCTAGGAGGAATAATATGAATACAGAACAACTAAAAGGAATGCTAGCTTCGTATGGTCGATCAGTTCTTGCATCAGGTCTAGCACTATACATGGCTGGAGTAACAGATCCAAAGGATTTGTGGACAGCTCTAGTAGCTGCAATCGCTCCAGTAGCATTAAGAGCAATTAATCCAAATGATAAGGCTTTTGGTGTCTTGCCAGACGCTAAGGCCGTAGATGAGGCTCTGAAGGCTGCTAAGGCACCTGCAAAGAAGAAGGCAACAACAACAAAGAAGAAGTAATATCTTCTATTAGAGGGCCAGTCTAGAAATGGGCTGGCCTTTTTATTTATTTATAATATCTAAATATTTGTTTTTTAAACTATCAACAGAAAAATTATTTATACCAATATTGTATGCGAATTCTTTGATTTCATTTTTTTCATTAGTTTTAATATATTTATCAATAATTCTAGCAAGACTATCTGACTTTGCATCATAAACATTAACCATTGATTTTGTTCTAAAACTATCAATCTGTCCCGATTCAGCTAACCATTGCGATGGTAGAATTGCATTATTGGGTGATATGTTAGTCATAAAAACTGGCAGGGCACTCATAAGAGCTTCGTTCATAGGCAAACAAAGACCAGCATAGCGTCTAGGTAAAACCATAGCATCAAACCCACTATACATATCTTGTCTATTATCGGGATTTCCTATTTCAATTTTTACCCTTGAATCATTACAGATAAGATTTAAAGGTGTCTGTGATTTTATAACTAATTCGTAATCTTCTTTAGAATATTTAATCATTTTAAGAATACTTTCAGTTCCGTTCCTATCCTTTGCAGCTTTCTTACCAGCAATATGTAGTATACGCCTATGATCTTTGGATAGATTTATTTCTTTTGCTTGATTAAATAAAGCATGATCTGTTGGTGGTGGTAGATGCATTACTTGTGTTTTGTTTCCAAATTTTTGCACGATTACATCTAAGTTCCATATACTAGGAGCAAGCAATACATCTGGCAAAGTCCATTCTGGGTGTGCTAAATGACCGAATAGTTCGTAGTTATACTGAAGTATAGTTTTAATCCCTTTTTGTTTAGCAAGATCAACCAACTCTAAATGATAAAAGGTTTCACAACTAATAACAACATCGATGTTTTCTAAAAATGCTAACACTTCGTTGGTTCTAGGCATACCCTTTTTAGTTTCAATAACATTATAATCTTTATACCATTCAGGATGTTGCTTATTATTATTAAAAAACTGGGAATTTATTAAAAGAATCTTATCAGGATTAAGCATCTTAACAAGTTCCATAGTCTGATTACCTAAACCAGTATTGTCAGATCTTGCTATAATTCCTAATCTCATTCTTTATATCCCCATATTTTATCATCTGTAGTAAATTTTTGAGTTCCTTCACGACCATCTAAATGGTATGATCTTTTTATATTCCCTTCTGGATGATAGATCCAAAGCTTGTGATAACTCCAACCTTCTTCACTAAAGGTATCATAAGGCAAACAATCATCTTGAATTTTACCGTGAAATCTATCTTCAATAAAGGTTCTTTCATCAGAAAAAGGTAAAACAACATCTTTGTAATATCTTACAGTGCTTAAGTGAGGCCTCTGACTCCATTGTGCAGTTTTCATAAAGCAATCTTCTAAACCAAACATTAAATGTTTATGTGGTTCTGGAATCTGTGCTTCAAAATGAAAACGAATAGTATTAGCTTTTTTATTTTCTAACATGTCTAAACATTTTTGCCAATCAATTTCACAATCAGTGGTTAATGGAGCATCACCTTCAACATAAAGCATTGCTGCAGTGTCAATAAATTTAATAGTTTTTTTCATCATTGTAGTCTGATGACTATGCTCATTAAAAATTATTGGTAAAACATTTTTCCATTCGTGAAGACATTTCCATAATACTCTATTCTTATACTCATCATAATCTAATTTACGTGACATCCTTTCTTCACGCAATCCATCTATCTGTAAAATAATTTCGTTATCTGGAAAATGCAATCTTATGGCAGCAATTGTTTCATCAATAATAGATGTGCTGGGATGACTTGGTAAAACAGAGGTTGCTATTACAATAGTTACATCTCTTTTATGCATTAATTTGCCTCATAATTTTAATACCAAGATCTCTTTTATATTTAATCCACCAACAAACAGCATCGTGCATATTTTGAGGATAGCTATTTAATAATTCAGGAATTACAGTTCTTAATGAGTGCCAATTCTTTATTGATTTTATTGGTGTTTCACCTTCAAAAACAAAGTCATAATACTTAATAACATTTCCTTGTGGATCAACAGCATCCACTATTGGTAAAGACAACATTTCTAAAGCTTCATAAAACCTAAAAGATTCTATTACAACTGCACCAGAAGGTGATGGGGCTATCTTTGCGCTTGCAAGGTTGGCGTAATAGTCTTTTGGATGATCACCTTGGGCAAAGCCTTTTGTAGGCTTAAAAAGGGCATTAGAAAGGGTTTTCATAGCATCAGATAGCTGCTGTCGTCTTGAATGTGTTATCTGTCCACCAAAATATATATCATATTTTTTTTCAGTATATTCTGGGACAGAGTTTTTTAAGTGTTGTGGAGTTCCTAATGGCAATTTGTTATATTTTTTATGTTTCTTATGAGGAGTCTGTATCCATATTTCTATGTTAGGATGATTAATCTTACTTAAATCAAACCTAACTTCTTCATCTCCTGTAAAAAATAAAACTACTCTGCCTATTTTTTGTAACTCTTTATTAACATCTTCCTCATGACCAAGATTTTGTGGTCCAGGAACAACAACAAATGCACGATCAGCATCTGGTAATGAGTTTACTTTTATCTGTTCAATACTATACTTATCAAATATTTCTTTTAATAAACCATAATCCCATTTGTCGGAAGCACAGTCTTTTTCATCAAAAGAATATAGATATGCCCTTATCATTTATTATTTCTTTTCAAAATACCAATGTGCTTCATGGTTTTTTGCCAAAAACTCTCCGACATAGCCAAACGATTCTAAATAAGATATTGTATCTTCAGGAGTTGTATTATAATCACGCATACCTAAATCATCATGAATAGATACAAATATTTTTAAGTTGTTGTTTCGTAATGTATTTTCTGCACCTTTAAATACTAAAAGCTCTGCACCTTCTACATCAATATTTAAAACATTCGGAACAATTCCAACTTCAGAAACATAATCATCTAATTTAATCATTGGTATATTTTCTGTGTTATCATGAATATATATATACTTATTCCTATCAATTATCGGCCCAAGATATTTGTCTCCCCAGGCATTCAGGGTGTTGCCCTTACGAGTATCTGTTGTTTCATTACTAATAAGTCCAGCATAGCAGGCTAAAGGATCTACTGAATAATTTTTATACCATAATGCATGAATATTTGCCCAAAACTCAGGAGTTGGCTCAATTAATACCATGTTTTCTGGGCCAACAATATTGGCGTAGGCTAAGTTACACCATCCAGATTCTGTTCCAATATCAAAAAATATATCACCCTTTTTTAAATGTTTTTGCATACTATAGACTCTTTCACTTTCCCAATAGTCCCACACATCCCAATTTGCTAATGGCTCATTAAGTTTTAGTCTATAGTCATAGTTTTTTGTTTGTCCTTGACGTAAATATGGAACTGTTTTCCATTTAATATCTGACCTTTCAATAAAAATCATAGTCCTAGCTCCTTTATAATTGATGCCCAACGATGGACATATGTGTGTTCGTTTTTAGTTCTTTGGTGCCCTGCAAGTCTTATAGTTTCTCTTGATATATTATGCACTAGGTAGTTATCTATCTTATTCTTTAAGTCTTCTAAGTTTCCATGCTCATAAAATATAATCTCTTGCTCATCTTTAAAATATTCTTCAAGTCCTTTAATCCGAGGGTAGATAGTAAAACCACCACGACCAGTGCTTTCAAACAGTCTATCACTAGTGTAGTAAGGATAGTTAAAATTAATGTTTAAACTATCACCTATGGCTATCTTACTTTTTGCATAGATACGGTTCAAAGCATTGCCACGAACTGTCCCAGTATCGCCATCTCCACCAACATGTAAAAATCTTTTACCGTATGTCTTTCTTAAAAAATCTATTAGCTCTGGGCGATATTTATGTTCTGGATGATAGCCTTTGCTGCCAACAAATATAATATCATTTTCAAAATTATTTGAATCGTAGTCTTCATGAATATAACATTCTTGATCATAAACTCCAGCAGGCAAGAAATGTCCCACAACCTCTGTATTTTTATTAAACCAATCACACATTAGTTTATCTGTGGCAAAAAAGTGACCTATGTTTGTATAAAAGTCATCATTCTTTAAATCTTTTTCACGCTCAATGCCAAACCACAAATCTAAATGATATGTCATGGTAGGTATGCCAGCAGACTTTAATTCTTTTAATACATCCGTCATAGATCTAGATCCTGGGGTTTGCCATCTGTGTGTGTGAACCCATATAAATAGGTCAGACTTTAATGCTGCATTTAATATTTCAGAACTACCAGCTTTTTTTTCCTGCATTTTTTGAACGGTATGCCCAAGAGACTCTAAAGACTTAACATGATGATTTTCACTACTATAAGACACTTCAAAGTTACCAAGAAAAACTATATTTGCCACTAAATCCACCCAATCCTGTATTGATATAAGTATACCAGATTCTGCTATAATTATGTAAAAGGTGTGGTGGTTATGGATTTTGTTTATATATGTAAGCCTGGGGACAATGAAGAGTTAAGATACTCTATCAGGTCTGTCCTATATAGTTTTCCAGATGCTAACATTTGGCTAGTTGGCGGTAAACCTAGATGGTATTCTGGTAACTACATACCCATAGAACAAAACCATCACAAGTATGCCAATGCTATTAATAATCTACACGCTATATGTGATTCAAATGAAATATCAGAAGAATTTATTTTAATGAATGATGATTTCTTTATTATAAAAAAGATAGATAAAATAGATCATTTTTATAATGGTTTGTTGTCTACTAAAATAGATAGGTATATACAAATAACTGGATCATCAATGTATATTAAAAAATTAATGCTAACAAGAGATAAATTATTTGGGTGTGGAATAAAAGATCCACTTGACTATGAATTACATATACCAATGCTTATGAAAAAAGAAAAACTAAAACATATTATATCTAAATATCCTAGTTGTTTATGGAGATCAATGTATGGAAACGTTTATAATGTTGGTGGAAGTCAAATAGAAGATGTTAAGATTTATACAAATAAAAGGCATTCAGCCAGATCAAATGAAATAACAGAGCACTCAACATTTCTTTCTACTGAAGATCAAGCTTTTGGTTTAGCACTTGATAAAGTGCTGTCTAGAATGTTTAACAGTCCTACAAAACATGAACAGGTTTAAATGCCTTTTGGCACTTTTATTAAATTAAATAAGTCACTAGAATTAGAATATCTTACATCACTTTTTAATTCATTTACACCATGCAAACAATGGTCTTCTGCACTGTGTATTACAAGATCACCTTTTTTAGGTTGATAAGTTTTATTTTGATTCGGATAGTATAAATTTCCCCCTTCAAATTTATTAAAATACATAATTACTCCCCATAAGTTGTTTTTTTCTAAAGTAAACTCATCTCCATCTTTATACTGTTTACTTTTTTCTCTAATCTTTAAAGAGTCGTGATTATCAGAATGTAGCCCCCACGTTGCTCCTTTTTTCATTCTAACAACACTTAGGTTTTCCGATAGGTAAATTCCTTTTTCTAATTTATTTGATAATCTTTTTTTTATTTGGGATATAAGATCTATATCTACAGTTAATGCTTTGTGACCTTCTTCAGATGTATTAAATCTTCCAGACCATTCATTTTCCGAAAAAGATTCGGCAATATTTACAATATAGTTACATTCGTCTTCTGTAACAAAATTATTATAAATATATATGCCTTCACCTATTTTTTTAAATCCATCTTTATGAAACATCGATTGTATCTACTGCATTCTTAAAACCCCAGATGCCAATAAATTTTCTATTTTCTGGAGAAAAGCCTCCAGTAACAGCATGAGCTAGCTTAAACAAATCTGGAATAACCAAATCTCCTTGTTGCCACTTATGAACAATTCTACTTTCTTCATTATTATAAACATAGTTACCAATCCAAAAACAAATTTCTTCAAATAAATCTTTGTCAGACTGTGTTGGCTCGTTGTTATTTACAGACATAAGTTTATTAATTTTGCCAGACTCTTTTCCAATAATCATTCTTATTGATGGGCTTGAGGTAATCCAATGGGATTGAATTGGAGAGTAGTCATCAGGCCTAAATGTGTCAGTAAAAAAGGGAATATTTACTTTGCAACTAATTAAAAAATCTTTCCAATTTTGTGGCATATCTTCATAAATTTTTTGGCAGTCCATAAAATATGTTTTTCCATTTTCAGGGTCAGTAGAAAAATTTATCATATTCCAGGTTGAGATAACTATGGGATTGCTTTCATATGTATGCTCCATATGCCAGTTCAATAGAATGTCATTAGTTCCCGCTACATCAATTAGTTGTCTTTTTGAGTGGTCTTCTTCATATTTGTGCAATTTATCTGTTGCATTATTAAAATTATAAAAATTGAAGACGTTTCGCAATTCTTTGTGTAAGTATGATTGCTCTGTAAGGTTTAAATTTGCATTTCTAAAAACAAGAATAGAATCATTTAAAAATTTTTCCCTATACATTTCCATGTTTTCTAAAAAAAAGTCCATGCCTGGGTATTCTATTGGATCAGTATATTTCATTTTTCTCCATAGTTTATTTTACCACACAGTTGTTCTTGGTTTTTACAAATAATAGATAAAGTATGGCTTAAAAGTATTTTTAAGGCAAAGTGTTGCTTGGAACTGTTGGATTCTTAAATCCCCACATACCAATAAATTCTCTATCGTCTGGGCTAAATCCACCAGTAACGGCATGGGCTAATTTAAATATGTCAACAATTAAAAGATCTCCCTGTTGCCATTTATGGACAATTCTTTCTTCTTCATTGTCATAAACGTAATTGCCAAACCAAGTAAAGATTTCTTCAAACAATGCTTTTTCAAGTTCTGTTGCTTCTCTATTATAAACAGATCTAAGTGTAGACCCACTATTGTTATTTTTTCTAGGTGCAAGTCTAAGTGTTGGGTTTCCAGTAATCCAATGATTTACAATTGGAGAAAAGTCATCTAAATTTTCATCAGTTGCTGGGTTTGGGTTATTGATCTTGCAAGCATTTAAAAAAGCTTTCCATTCTTCTGGCATTGCGTTATACGCTTTTTCACAATCTATAAAGTATGTTTTTCCATTTTCAATATCTGTAGTAAATTTTGTCATATTCCATGTTGCTGTTACTTTTGAATTGCCTGCGTAAAGATGTTCTATATGCCAAGGCAACAAAATATCATTAGATGTTGCTGTTTCAATTAAATTTCTTTCAGAATGATTTTCAATATATCTAGCTGCTCTGTCGTCACCTTCAGTGTCAATGTAATAAATAAAAGGTGTTCCTAAAGAAGAATGTAAAAACGACTGATCGTCGTAAGTTAGGTTGGCATTTCTAAAAACAACAATAGAATCATCTAAAAACTTTTGTTTATATAAGTTTACATTTTCTATTACGTTTTCTAGTCCTGGAAATTCAATCGGTTGAGTATAGTTCATTTTTCCTCCATACCAAATTATACCACAAATTTTTAATAATCTTTATTGGTGCAGCAAGTAGGACTTGAACCTACGACGACCGAATTATGAGTTCGGGGCTCTAACCAACTGAGCTATTGCTGCCAATTAAATAGTCTATTGCTCTTTGTAATCTATTAAGATCATCCTGAAAAACTCCAAGGCCTCGATTACAATTATGACATAAATGACCCCTAAATGTGTTTGTAGTGTGGTTATGGTCAACTACCCAAACACTTGCATTGCCACCAGTTCCTATTAACTCTTCTTCATTTTTAAGACAAATTGGACACACATACCCATCTTTCGGGTATCCATAAAGTTTTCTTAACTCTGTTCTTTCTTTAGAAAGTTTTTTAGCACAATTGCGACATTCTGGTCTTAAATATTTTCCCCCAGAGGAAGGAGAATAGTCTGAATCCTCTAGGTTTATTTTACATTTACTACAAATTTTCATATTACTTTTTTTGATCTACATTATGTGTCATAATAAAATAACATGCAACATATCCTACAACAAAAGAAGCTATTGCTATTAATACACTTATCACTGGTATCCCCCTAACCTATAGTTTTTCATTTTGTCCCCTTGCGATTGCAGCAGATACTGCAAATGCTTTTTGAGTTTTCCTAGATTTACCAGCACTAGTTTGTTTCCAAAGACCGTTAGTAGCCTCAATGTCTTGAGCAATTTGTTCACGAATATCTTTAACAGTTTCGACAATAAAATGCCAAATCTGTTCTTTATGTTCATCAGATAGTTCTTCAGTCCAGTTAGTCATCCTCATCCTCAAATTCTTTTAACGCATTAGAGTTACTAAAACAACTATTGCAGTCTGAATTAATTAGCTTAGTTCCACAAACAGAGCAAAACATTTTAGAATGGGCTGTCACCATCAACGCTCCAAGAGTTATCTTTACTTGGCGCAGATCCAACTAAGTTTTTTTGTAGGCTATAAACACTAACAGAAATGTTGTTAGCTTTAATTTGAGTAACAAACTTATTATTGCCAGCCTTATCAATATAAGACTCTTCTCTAATAGTTCCCACAACCGTAATCTCTTGACCCTTTTTAAGAACATGTTGTGCCTGCTCTGCTACTCTTGACCATGCTTCAACATTCCACCAAGAAGTATCTTTATCTTCCCAGTCTCCAGATTTGTTCTTAACTCTATCACTTGTTACCATACGGAATTTAATTCCCTTACCGCCAGAATAATTAATCATTTCTGGTTCTGTTCCGATACGACCTGTCATTGTTATAATTGGATTTGACATTTTGTTACCTTTCTTTGTTATTTATAAGCATACACTATTTTGCTACATAAGTCAAACGATATGTTTTAGTATCCACCCAAACATTTATCTGAGTGTGTGTGTTTTGAAAATTGCATTAAATACTCTGATTTTGTGGGGGCAAATAAGTCAGTAAAACAAGCACCACAATTGCCATGCCACTCACCTGCATAAAAATCATAAGTCATATATTTAATCTTTGGATTCATCTTTAACCCATATCTTTTTACCATTTTTCCATACTGGCCAATAGCCCAAGGCTCTCCAGTCCATATTCATAATCTTAGGTGCATTCATATATCTATTATATCTATACAAAACCTTGCTGTCAAGGACCAAACTTCTCTGGTATACTTTATATTATGCCTGAACAAACATACAGAAATTTAACCATAGAAGAAATAAATGAAAAAAAACAAAGTATCTATGCAGATAAAAATATTACAATATCTCACATAGACAATGACTCAGACTCTGTAATAATCATATTTGCCTTTGCTATGGCACTTCCTAGAATGCCAAGGGAGAGCCTACATTTTTATACAAAGAATGATAAAAACATAATACATATTGTTGACTCAGAAGTTAGTTTTTTTAATAACTTTACAGCAGAGTTTGTGATAGAACAAATTAAAGATTTAATTAAAGATAAAAAGGTTTACACCACTGGAATGTCTATGGGTGGGTTTGAAGCTGTCTATCTTTCTAATTTTATAAAGGTTGAAAAGTGCTTAGCCATAGGACCACAATACACAATACTTAATGTTGATCCCAAAAGATTTAATGGGGACTTTAAGTTTTTTGTTGACAGAATAGAAAATTTAGTTAATCATACTATTAAGTTTGCAAAAGATACTGAATATCTTATTATTCTTGGCGGGGATGAAGAAGAAAGAATCTCCTCTGATCAGACCATAAAGATGTGTAAAACAGAAGATATTGATGCTTCCTTCTTAATATTCAGAGATGCCCCACATCTTATATTAGATTACTTAAACAAGCAAGATGGTCCAATAGATAAACTGATTGAGAGTTTTCTACATGATGATCAAGAAACATTAAGAAAAAAGTATTCTCATTATTCAACACATATGTTTAAAGCTTCAGACGACTATAACTATTCTTAGTATATTAGCTGGTAAGACTAAAAGATATATGCTTTAGGCACACATTAGCAACCTTATAGTCGTCTCCCACTTTAACCAAATCGTTATGAGTAGCAGGCCTATTACAATAAAAACATTTTTCTTCCATATATCTATTCTATCACAGGCTTGTGGTATTCATACATCTTCATGTTCCAGTTGCTGGTAACATTTTTATTCTCAAATAGATAATCTAAGTGCTTAGGCTCAATCTCTAAATAGTCTATAAGGTCCTTAACATCTTTATCCTGATATATTTTTTCATATGTGGTTTGAAAAATCGGTAGCGATCTAATGTAAGCCTTATGATGCTGAGCATGTTTAGTATACTCATCCATTAGGAAAAGGTTTGAGTCTATTGTTTCTTGATCTACTTTTATGGTTTGACGGGATCCTCTCCAATCATCTGAAAGATGACTCATTAGCCTGCTGTAAGCACAATCGTAATCATTTTCTCTGGTTAGGCCAATGACTTTATCAAAGTAGCCCATAAGAACATTAACATCGTTTATGTGTGGCATATCTAAATACATATTGTCTACAAATTTTAAGATAAGTCCATCATCAGATTTAACTGTTTCTAGTTGGAGGTCAAGCTCTTCCTGTGGAAGCCTGTTATGGTTAAATGGTTCAAGCATTACGGGTTCATTAAACTCAGACTTTAGCCATGCCTGAAAGCCCGTAGATCCCGAACGGGATTGGGCAAGAACAAGAATTTTCATATTAACATTATATCAAATTTAAAGTTCGGCGCAAAATAGAGACAAACAAACCACCCTATGCCCTACACGGGCAATATCGGTTAATATCTCCTATTGCCTATGTCTTTTCTTATTCCCATATTGAGATCTAACTGCAGCCCTATATCTATTAACAATATCGGTAGTTATATCTTCAACTCTTTTAGATCTGGCATTAGCACACCAAATAGTATTATCACTCATGGTTTGATGAACAATCCAATATTCAAGGTTTTCCTGTTCCATCCCACATTTTTTACATTTCATACGGTAGCACAAAATCTATGCTTAGTTTTTTTATTTTTTCTGTTCCATAAGATTTCTGTTCCAGTATAGATATTGTTGTTGCAGGCACAGCAGACCCCCTCAAACTTGCTTTCAAGCCTAATCCATTTAGAGCTTTTAGTTTTCTTCTTATGGTTCTTTTTAGGAAGTTCTTTAGCAACCTTTTTAAGTTTTCTAAGCTCTCTTAGTCTGCTTGGGGTTAAGATCTTTCCTTCACTATCATACTTGACAGTGCTATAGGTATTGTTTTTTGTTCTAACTTGTTTAATAGACATGTATCTATTATCTCAAATTTTCGGGGGAAAGTCAAGAAGAAGCACTATTACCCCTAGTAGTAATACACCCCAGATATACGGATATGACCTATATCCCAGATAGCCAGGATTGTTTATCCCCTGGAAATTATTGAGTCATACGTAGATGTTGTAGATATGCCATGTAGTTAGCAAAGAGAAATAATAGTAATAATCCTATAAGAAGTTGTTTCATATACCCATCATATCAGATAGTTATCCACATGTAAATAGCCTAAAATATGTTAGTTATCCACAGGTTATCCACATATAAATCTTACTGATATTTTTAATATATGGTTTTGGTGGAGGAAAAGGGAGGGAAATGGGTTATTGAGCGATTTTATAAGGGGCTTCGTAATGTCTGGCGGCCAAACCTTACCATACCAAACCTTATATGTCAAACCTTTATATCCAATATGACCTTATACCACATATATAATGGTTTGTCAAACCTTAAAACCCTATAAAAAAATATCCAAATTTGCCCAGAAAACCAGGAAAAAATATATAAAAGGTTTGATAAATATTTAAAAACCAGGAGAAAAGGTTTGATATTCTATTGTTTTATATAGGGGGTATTATGTGTATTGATTTCTGGATCCCGCAAAACTTCCAGCGATTTTTTGGCGCCTGTCGTAATGTCTAATTAGGTTATTAGTTTTGCTTTTTGGCCCGGGACTTAAAGAAAGATTTAATCCTATCTATAGTAGAAACCTTAGTAGTAGGTATAGGATCGTTTTGTTTTGTAAAACCATCATTAATGAAATAAGGTCCACCCTTATTAGAAAAATGTCTTGGACTCATAGATACATTATACACCTTATATAAGGTTTGAAAACTTTCAGCGATTTTTTAGAAAAGGTTCTTAATGTATTTCTGGAAAATAAGGTTTGGGATCGTAATGTCTTTATCGTAATAAGGTTTTAAGGTTTGGTAAATAGGGCCCCGGGCCCCCGCAGGGGGGCTAAGCTTTTATTTTTGAGATTCCCCTGCTGCAAAAAATACATCTTCTAAAGCATCAAACCCTGTATCTTTTATTTCCAATGATGCAATAAATAAATCCCATGTTTCATTTATATATCTAACACCATCATCAGAAACCTCAACTAAATCTTCTGATACAAAATATGCTAGAGGCAAACCCAAATCATTAAAATCCATAAAGTCTGTAAAATCTTTTACCTCTCGGTATTGGGAATAGAACTGTCCTAGTATTTCACATCTGTTAGTAAAGTTTGTCATATTTTCCATACTCTATCCGTTTCTGTTCCTCTATGTCTTGTTGGAATTGTGCTGATTCTAATACTTCAAGTGCCCTGCGATAAACCAAATATGGTGTGGCTTTGGCTAAGTAATAACCAACCTTCTCTAAATCAAGGTGAAAGTTGGAAAGTAGTTTGCCTATACCTATTGCGGTTTTTTCCTCAATGCTGGTATTAACTGCCTTGCTAATACGATACATACAAACTCCTCTCAGTTCATTATATCAAAAAGTGGTGAAGGGCGCAACCCACCACAGTATACGCCCTTCAACCTGTTAGCGGTATTCCCCACTACACCGCCTGCTCAGCTAAGATCTTTGGTCCATAGGCCTGGATAAATAAGTCCCAGTCTACTTTGTTACCGTCGTCAATGACAGTCTCTTGATTAATATCAATAATGACAGTTGTATCTCCTAGGTCCCTAGAGATATCATTAATAGCATAAATACCAAAACCGTGCTGGTCTAGCAATTGGTCTTGAATAAGATAGCTAATAATCATACGTGTTAGATATGATTCGTCGCCCCACCTTGGACGTGCATGGTCTAGAGCTGCAGCAATGTCAGTCTTCCAATCACTCTCACCCCAGTGGCTATATAAAACCACATGCGGCCCCTCATTGTTTTTAAATATATAATTAATACGTGCTCCCATTATTCTTCTCCCTCAAAGTCAATTACAACCATTGATACTCTGCCGTCATCATTAAGTTTTACATATACAGGATAAACGCCGTCTCCATAGCCTGTGTTAAATACTATGGCTTTACCAATATCTAAAGCACCATAACCATTTTCTAGTGTAGTAGCACTAGCACCATGATAAGAGTATTGACCTTGCTTGCCTTCGATATTCCATTCCTCGTTTTTATTAGTATCCCATTCATCTAAATAGCATGGGTCGCCAACCATTGCTTGACCTGAGTCAACGGCAAATGAGCCTGCGTATATTAAGTCAGTTAGTGTAGTTTTCATAGTTTCCCTTCGATATTGGTGGAATTACATTTTTTGCAAGTTGCCTCACGTATATCATAATACTCCTTATATGTGACATCCGCAAGTTCACCGTTCTGATCGTAATCGGCTTCGTTATAGCTATCCTCCATATATGTGAAGGTAGTTGTATTATTACAATCTAAACACTTAGGCATTCTTATCACCTATTGCAAATGAAAGGTCATATGTTAATTGATATATTGCAGTCAAGGCGTCAAGGCGTCCTTCACATTCTGTGCGGACCATAGAATCCATTGCTTCTTCGGTTCTTTGCTCTTGCTCACTAGCCTCTGCTAGGTCTTGTTCAGCCATTAACATCCAGTTTTTTAATTCACCATGCATGATATCAAGACCGCTTACTCCTGAATCAACCATGCGTTGTAAATGTGGTGGTAGTGGTTTCATTAGTATCCCTTTCCTTGGTGGTCATTATTAAGTATATCTGTGGCCACTGACAATAAATGCCTGGTGGCAATAAGCTCCCCAGTATTAATAACATCCTCTGTTTCCAATTCACGATATTCATATGAATCGTAATCACCTTCAAATTCATCCATTAAGGTTTGAAGCTTTTCAGCGTCTTGTAATAAACTAATTTCATGTATCTTAATATATTCAATAAGGTTATTCAACATTGTCTATACCTCGATTTTTTCTGTAGATTTTAATAATGCCATGTGGGTCTGACATTTAGCCATAGCCTCTTCATCCTGCCAAGAACCATAATTACATTCTGAGCAGAATTCACCGCACTCATCTTCACAGTAATCCATAGTATTATGTGAATCACATTCGGAGCAACGGTTCTCATAATCTAGAATCTCTTTAACTTCACCACGAACAATCTCATACTCTCCACCCCAACCTGTTTCTTCCTCATACTCTAATGTGAGTAGGCAGTTAGGAACAAGATTAGATAGTTTAGTTAAGATAGTTACAGCAGGTGACCAAGCAGTTTCATACCTGTATATAACCCAGTTGTCATCGCCTTCTGATTTATATTGAATTAGTTCTGTGTTTGGATATTCATCACCGTCACGAACGGCTACATCCCATTTAGTTCCCCAGTTAGATGTATTCCAAGAATACCAATCCTTCTGAGTCTTAGCAAACTCAACAGACTTAACAAACCAATCAGGTGAATTCATATCTATACCACCACGGTCAGGCTGGCAGGCATACTCTTCATCAGTAATACCGTCATCTTTATATGAGTGGATATTATTAAAAGAAAAAACGGGATTAGAATAAGATACCTGAGTAACCTTAGTAGGAAACCCCATAGTAGATATATCACCCATACCGAATGTCTCTTGGGCTAATGTAAATGGCTTATTTAATCTATCTTTAATCATATCTACCTCAGACTTAGGTCCTTGGATAGTTAATGTGTTATATACCCAATTTGGCATAGGGTCCTTTCTTTTGGTGTCGTAATATAATTGTAGTGGATAGGGGAGACAGTTGCAACCTCGTAATGGGTTTTTAGGGTGTGACCTTGCTCACATCCCTATTAGTCAAAATACCCTTCTGCCCATAGTCCTTGTAGAAACAAATAAGCCATATCAAGACCTGCATATGTTTCTTTACTTAAAGTAGATGAGTTCATGGCATTTTGTATAGCTACTACCATATCCTCTTGATCAGATAATTCATATCCTAACATGATTACCAATACCTTATAATAGTATTAAGAGTAGAGTGGATTTGACAATCACAATCTCCCCCCATATTATCCATAAAGTCAATATGAGAGTAATTATCCTCATATATGGTTTCTACTAATTGTGCTATGGTCTTCTCATTTGTTTTGGTGGTCATATATTAATTGTAGCCTAAAATGGGGAAAATATCAAGTCTTCTTAATAGATTTGCAAAATGACATTTTTGGGGCCCCGGCCCCGATTTCCTGGCGACCTGTATGGGACTTGAACCCACGACCTCTACCGTGACAGGGTAGCGCTCTAACCAACTGAGCTAACAGATCAAGATGAGCAGTTTTTGCATCCACTTACTCAGGTGGCATATATTAAATTATGCTATGCAAGTTGCATAACATTCTGCACAACTTTTAGCAAACGATTTTTCTCTGCGTTAATTGCAGGGTCAAATCCACTAGCAGAAGCGAGAATAGATTCATTGGAACCACCACGAGCAGAACGATACCAATCAAGGCGTTCGGTTAGTGCATTGAAAGCACCCCAAGCATTTCCTGAAATCATTCCGTTAAATTCTCCTGTGTAAATATCGTTGATTAAATCAACTTTATTTTCCCATTTTGTAATTGCACCCTTAACATCTTTTTCTGGCTTAGCATATGCCGCAAGAATAATGTCATTGAATTGCTTAGCAGAAACTTCCTTCTCAATCATCGCTTTAGCCATGATGTCGAATTCATCCATGTATGCATTAGCCATGCCCAAAGTCTCACGAGCAATTTGGATTTTGCCTTCTGCGGTCTGAGTGTGGCGAATCTTGAAAGATTGCTTGACACCATTTTTCTTTTTCTTTTGATTTAGTGCAAGGTTAAGAGTGTTAGCGCACACAACACGAACAGGTGTAATGCTTGCTTGAATAGCGATTGAGCCATCGTGTGATGTGTTGATAAGTAGATAAGTTTTAACCTTATCTGCAACACCGCTAGGGTCTAAGATTGTCTCACGCTCTAATGCAAGAGAGCCGAATACAACACGACCACCCTTGATTGAACCTGCGGTTTCCCAACGACCGCCACCATCTAGGATATTATCACCGAATGAAAATAAATCTTCATTTTGTAGTGGAACATATCGCTCACCAACAATTCCCAAAACATCGGTCTGGGTGTTATTAGTAGGGTTAGTGCGTAAAACATATTGATATGATTTATCGCTTGTTAGTGTAGATGGAATTTCCATATCTTGCAGACGGACATTCCAACCATTTAGATTTGCTGCTTCCAGCATTTCTGTGGTGTTTTTTTCCTCTGTGAATACAGTTCCCAATCCATGCCATGCAGGTTCACGGAAAGACGCAAAAGACGCTTTTCCGTTTTGACTTTCTAGGTCATGTGCCATAGGTATTTTTCTCCTTTTTGTTTGTTGTTATTTCAAGTATAACAGGA